AAACAATAGACACAAGTAAGATAGAGCAGGGCGACTACACAGCAGGCGGCTATGCATCTACCAAGGCTGATTCTAAATATAAGGATAATGGTATATTAACATGGAGTGAAAGTAACGGTTTGGTGTTTGATACAACCCAAACTAAGGATTTATATAATTTTGTAAAATCAGGTTATACCAGTTTAAGAACAGTAGATGCAAGGATACAGTCGAGAAAGGGTGGGATAAACAATCCTAGAATAGCATGGTATGAGAGTTATGAGTTAGGTAAAGATAATGCTTTTTTTACTGAGTTTGACGATGGATATACGGGTAATACAATAACAGTAACATATGAGAATATAAATTGCAGTGATATTTTATTAGATATGTTAAAAAAGCCAATGAAAGAAGATATAGATGGAGATGGGGTATTTGAAACTGCGTCAAAGGCATGGAATGATTTAATAAAACGAAATGATACGGAAGATGTGCAAAAAGCATTATGTGTAACACCAGAGAACACATCAATAACTTATAATTTCCGAAATTACTGTGGGGATATAATTAGGGTAGGTACAAGAGGACCAAACGTCACAACGTCAGCATATTGCAATATAGGTGATACAGAAACAGGGAAAGCAATAGCAGGAGTAGATTACACATTAACTTGTGATGATGACCCAGAAGCATTCAAGTTAATATCAGGTGATGAGTTAAAGAATTATTATAGTTGTGAAACAAGATTTGGTATCAGTATAAATGAAAACAGCACACAAGTTTTAGTTGATAGCAGTAAAATGCAAAATAGAGCAGCAATAACAAAATGCAGCGATTACAGTGTAGCAGGAGTAATCAAGCCAAATTCCCTAGGAGCAGGAGCACAATTCTACACCGGCGTAAAACCAGGAATTTACCATTGCACAATCACTCTAAAAGACGGCAAACAGATACCTATTGTAATAGAAAACTTACCAATTCATTATGAAGATAAGTTATGGGGAGGTAAGTCACAGTCAGAAATAGACGCTTGCGTAAAGTATGTACAGCAGAGTAGAAATATGTTATATGGTCAGTACATAGGTTTAGATGGAACAAACCGCTTAAATACGTTGTTTGCTGGTTCGATTGATGCAAAGGATAAGATAAATGTAGCAGACGATACAAGAGAAAATTTATCCAAAGCAGTAAAGCTGTTTAACGATTCTAATTTCTATGAATTTGGTGATGGTACAAATGGTGATAGAATTGAATTGAAAGATACAGAAGCGGCTGGAGAATGGTGGCTGCATTTCACTAGTATGACAACGAGCAATTTCGTCTGGGGCGGTAGTCATGGAACGTACAGGGCATTGGAGTTATTCACAAATGACCCCAATGGTGACTGTGAAACAGCGTCAGCGGGTATGTCATGCATATTGAATGTAATGGGTTATACGACAAGATATATAACGAACAGCAGTCATGCCTATATAGAGATAAAGGTACCCGCAGCGATAACCAAGTCGGGAAAAGACCAGTGGTTAGTAATGAATAATGGTGAATTAGTAACGGGTGAACCATCAAATTATAGGAAGATGATAAGGCAAGGTCACACAATAAATTTTGTAAACAAGGGTTTCAACAGTTATTGGGTGCAAGACTATCCAGAGTTGCTAAAATAAATATTTGGGGTATTCTACTTAAGGATACCCCAAAAATATTTTAAATTTTTTTTAAAAAGGCCTTGACAAATTAAGTATAGTACGCTAAAATAGAAAGCGTAGAGGTACTGGCTAATAAGCAAACCTCTCGACAATTCTATATGAATGAAGTCACACAGAACCGCCTAGAATGCGTCTAGGCGGTTACTTCTTTAGAGTGACAATCAAATCAATAGCTGATATCGCACAATTTAAAACTGCGCTTATGCAACTAATCAAAGAAATCAACTCAAAAGACATAGACAACACCTCCTCTGTGAATAAATTCAACAAAGGTTATGTATCATCAACCTCCTTTCCAACCTTTGCTGTGTCGGGCGGGGGGGTAACGCCTATTAGCATCAATGACAGTAGCTATAACACAATACCCCTAGCTTGTCTACATTATAACACATATTTAGCGAAATGTCAATATATTTATTTAAAAATGTATAAAGTGACAAGTTATATATGTAACTAATAAGGGTATAACAAAGAGGTCTTTCGCAAAATAGGTGCTTCAAATAGTGAAAGGTAGTGATTAAATTATGTACACTAGTTTACAAACAAGTGAGAATAAGGATAATTATGTAGAAGAATATAAGGCAGTATTAAAAAAATGGTTTTTCATATGAAGGTGGTAAGGTAATAGAAGCATATTACAATGATAAGTTAAAAGAGATTTGGTTCATTCTCAGTACAGATGATTACATTTCGCAGCTTGCATTTACGAAAAAGGCATTATCTACTTGGAATAGTTATGGTGGTGAGGTTGTTCCTATTATAATGGAGAAATCCAGATTTAGTTCAGAGATGATGCCAAAAGGGACAATTAAGTTAAAGGTAGGTGCAGAGTAAAGTTTACGACAATAGGGTATTTTAATTTAGAGGGTACCCTAATATTTTTAAAAAAAGTTTTAAAAAGGCCTTGACAAATAAAAATTATATGGTAAAATAAGAGCATAAAATTACAGTGTTATATAGCACTATATGGGTAGAAGTAATGCATGGGTTTCGCTCCTGTAAATGCGAGTTTTAATGCAAATTGGGTTTCGCTCCTGTCAAACGCGAGTTTTAATGCAAATTGGGTTTCGCTCCTGTCAAACGCGAGTTTTAATGAAAAAGGGGTATCCAAATTAAAGGGTACCCAAAATATTTTTAAAAGGTCTTGACAAAGTAAAAGTTTTATGCTAAAATAAGACTATAAAATTACATTGCTATATAACAATGTATGGATTGCAGCATAGCAGTCCAGTAAAGCTATGAAATCAGAGGGCGTGCCAAGAGCGTTGTCTGATGGAGCATGCGGGAGGGGTTGCACAGTGAAACCTCAACTTGGCGTAGGCATCTGCCGAAAGAAAATGTGAATGGGAATAGGGGTATCTCACAATAGAGGTGCCCCTTTTTACTGCCAAATTTTATACACCAAACTATACACCAACATAAATGCTTTATATGGCTTGCATTTATAGCTTTTTGGTGCATAAAGTGCATTTTTTCCTCCTGTTTTATTATAATATTTTTTCCTTTTTTCACCACTACCTACTTTTTAATAACCAATATATTTTCTTATAAAAAAATATAAAAATATGCACTTTATGCACCAGACAGCCAACAAAGCCTTACGCCATAAGGCTTTATCGTTGGTGTATGTTCTGGTGCATAAAGTGCATAAAATTAAATGTGCTTTTTATAATACTGATTTAGGATTGGAATACTTTTCATCCTAAACTTATAAAATCTGATACCACTATTATATATTTCTAACTCCTTAATATTACCTACCTTAAAATAGTTGACCAAACCCTTCCGAAAACCCTGACTGCTGGTGTAGGGGTTATTGTTGTCCTTACACCACATTACATAGTACGCATACATTTCCGATGTCCTGGTTAGTGGTGCCCGCATATATAATGGTGTATTAGGGTCAGATTTGCATAGGTCGGTACATTCAACAAGAAATTGTCTTACAGTGTCATTTTCTGTTTTATATGCTTCTCTATTTTCTGTAACTTCCGTTGGCTCTGTGAATGCTCCTCCCCTGTCTAATAACTCTTTTAGTGCCATTACAGATTTATATATTATCGCTTCTCTTTCACCATACAATTTATCTAATAGATGTCTATCTCTCTGTTCTGGTGGTATTACATTGGTACAATTACATAGTATCATTCTTTCATAAACATGGTCACCTCTATCACCGTTAAAATGTGGTAATTCGTTGCAGCAAAAGACAAAAAGCCCATTATACCTTGCATTAAACTTATCCTTTCCCTTAAACTCAAAATCTATTATATCACCACCTGTTATACTCTTAAATTTCTCTAACTCCCTAATTGTGGCTGACCCCATATCAGCTGCACCAGCAACTCTTTTTCCAAATAAAGAAGCTGTTCCAAACCGCATTTCAAGGGCTTGCAAGGTAATACTACAATAATTATCATTGCCTACTAGCTTTTCGAGTAATGACAAGTATTGTGATTTACCTGTATTACCTGGGCCATACAGAAACAATGCCTTTTTGGTGAGATAACCAGGAACATTAGATACAGCGTACCCTATATATTCTGTTAGCAGTTTTACCATCTCAGCATTGTTGGAGGAAATAGTTGAAAGGAAGCTGTCAAAAACAGGACAAGGAGAGGGTGACGGATTCCAGTCGCAGGGGAGTTGGATTGTAGAGATTATATCAGGCGAATGCTCGGTGAGTTCCATAGAATCAAGGAGCAACAACCCATTGCGGAAGTTAATAATATTACTATCACTATTTAATTTGTTGGCTGGTACTGTATTACCCAGATCGGTTTGCAACAGCTTATATACCTTATTTAATGTTGACGGCTCTACTAAGTTTTCATCTATTACTTCTATATATTTTTTAATCTGTCCAAGGAAATACAAATCATTACACTGTTTGTAATATCCATTTGAATACCAGTATGGGACTGGTTTCTCTCCTGCACCCTCGATAAAAAAATAGCTATCATTTACCCTTATATATGCAGCTAATTTATGCGAGTTTATGGTATAGCATATTTCTCCTGTTTTCTGATTTTCAGAGGCATTTACATATGGATATTCTTCGGATAACATCTCAATGTACTCACCAAATGCCAATGTACCCAACTCTGTAATATGCCTTGCCAAGAAAAATGTACCATCATCAGAGTTATTCTCACTGTTTTTGTTTACCCCTTTGCTAACTTTAGGTATTGATTTACCAATACACTTACCATTGCCTTTAGGCTTTGATATTACACTATTATATATCTTGTCCACTTCTTCAACTGATAATGGAGGATTACATCTACTAAGGTTAATCTTGGTTAACTCATTAAATATGTCAACATCAGATACACCTTTACCCTGCAAACTACAGCCGAATCTATATAGGCTGTCATTTCTGCTTCCCTCATTAAAATCAAGTCTATCCAAAATATCTGTTGTTGGTATTATCTTTATTTGGCTTGATTTATTTGATACAGTCATAATGCTTGATTTACTGCCAGCAAGAGAAAGGAATTTATTAACGATATCGTTTGCAGAAACAATTTTATTTATGCTAAAATCATCAACCCATGTATATCTATTGCCATTAGGGTGTATGGACGGTGGAAGCACAATATAACCACCATCAGCACGTATGTCAACATTTTTAATTACACCTGTTTTACTGCGACAATTATCACCTGTCCGATAGTATAGATGTCTACCACCTTTGCCTGATATAGCAGTTAGTGTATCAGGCAACTGTCCGTTTTCCGACTGCCATTGCGTTATGCTATCCTCGCCTGATTTGTTGTCACCATTGTTATCTACTCCTTCATCAATATCAATTACTACTATGTTCCCACCAGTGGCGCAACCAATGTTATAAAATGGGTTAGTAGTCCACCATTGTCTAATTTTATCTAGATTATTAGTAGCTTCATTTAACCCCTTAGACCCCTGCAGTGGCATTTTGTCGCAGGGGGTAAGCGGAAACACTCGCAACCCAGCCTGCGCATACTGCAAAGCATAGGGCAACATATCATAGGCTGTGGGGGTATTGTCATAGACATCATCGTCATAGTGCTGTTCCGCCCATGCCATGGCGTCTGGTGATAATGTGTCACAGGTGCGCCAGTCCACAACGTCTGTTATGTTGTGGTATTTGTTTTCTGTTCCATATTTTTGTTCGCCAATTACTATTGCAACTACTGTTTTGTTGTTACCCGTAGCATTATTAACAACTTCAGCAGTATTAGTGGCATAAATAATTCTGCGACGATATGCGCCTGAAGGTATTTGGGGTGATAGTATCTTATCTTTGGCATTAAAATAACCTCTCCATGCACCATATGCAACTTCTAACTTTAAATCCAGATTATCCTCTGTAATTTCAAGTTTATCAATATATGCTAAATATGTGCCAAATGGTATATCAATAATTTTTGGCATATTACATCACCTCCTCTAGTACATAATTTAATTCGTCTGTCAACTTATCAGCCAAATCCGCATATGGTGCGTCAGTATCCCGCTGCGAAGCAATATAATGGTACAGTGCCTGAAGATACGGCGACTGTATGTATATTGCATTTCCTTTGCATTCGTAATAATCAATTATTGGGTACTGGTTACAATCCACATACCCACCATATTCGATCAGGTCCCAAATACAATCATCAACAACGGACAGTGGATAATACCCCTGCACATCGTCCGCAGCAATAACTATATTATCGTCATTGCGCAAATTTTGATGTGCACCAATCACCAATACCAACAGCAGTATTGCCTTATCTGTTGGTGTCATAGGTTTACCTACACCTACCATTGGACGTTCTGACACGCCCGCCATTATAGCCTCTTTTATTTCCTTCATTTTATTTTTTACCTTCCTTTCATTTTTTTAGATTAGGAAACAAAAAAGTCCTAGTATGGGCATAATCTGCCCGTATTAGGACTGCTATAACTTTATTGCGACCAATCTATAACTATACAACATCGATGGGGTTATGTTACAATTAATTAACCCCTGTGACTAGCATTATATCACCAATTACTTAATTTGTCAACCCCTATTTTTTACATTTTCGAGCTGTTAGTGTAGGATAACGTCAAATAAACCTATACTATTTGTACTCTTGTGCATTTTAAAAATTTTTTAAAAATATTTTTAAAGTCCTTTAAAACGACCCCAAAATAGGGGGAAAAGATCATTATTTTCGACATAAACACATAATTACCTTTTTAAAATCAATATTGGGGTAATATTTGAGCATTACAATGAGGTGATTATTGACATTAAAAATACGCATAAATTATCATGAGTTTATCACGAATTTAAAAATAAGCACAAATTTCTGGGAATATAATAATATAATTGCATATAATCGATTGAAATAAAATATAAAAGGAAAAGGCTTAACCAAGCCTTTTCTAGCTAGTTAAGCCTTAAATTGTTACCTTTGCCTTTTGCGTTTTTTGAGAAAATTTGGTCGAGATGACAGGATTCGAACCTGCGACCTCTGCGTCCCGAAAGTAGTATAAAAGGCTCATATTATTCGACTGTTTAGCGGTTTTTTATCCTTTTGTGACACCCATCTGACACCCATGTGTTATTGATTCAAAAATTGCCTACAATAGTCGAAAAATAAAGTCTGGGAAGAATTTGCAATAAAATATTATTAAAGTTAAAGCCCCGGAGCCATGTCCGGGGCTTTTTTCAACTTATGTTTGTCTTTTTTCTCTTTCCGTTTGAGGTTTGGTCAATGCCCTCGTCCTCAATTCCATCGGCGAGGTAATCGTCTAGCTTTGTCATTGTTTTTTTCTTAAACTCAGAGTCGAGATGGGTGTATATTGCAAGAGTAGTTGATATATCCGCGTGTCCAGCCTGCTCCTTGGCCGTCAGAACATCAACACCTGCCTTGTACAGCATGGTGATGTATGTGTGTCGCAGAGAATGCGCTGTGAATTCCGGAATGAGCATCGGGACCTTTTTAGGGCTGAACTTTGATGGTGCGGTGTCCCCGTTCCACAGGACGCTGTTCTTAAAGTCGCCATGTCTGATATTCAATTCCTTAAGATAGCTTTCCCACAAGCGCTTCCATGCCGTGTCCGACATCAGCTTTCCGTGTGCCGATGGGCACACAAGCGCGAAAGGATTCCCTGCGAGCGGCTCAAGATATTTTATGAGAAGCTTCGGCATAAATACAGTCCTGGTGGCAGCATCTGTTTTACCGCCCGATTTAAGATTCGGGGAACCATTTATGAATTCTACCGACTTGTTTACTGATATCGTGCCGGCTTTCAGGTCGATATCACTCCAGAGAAGCGGGATAAGTTCCCCGCGACGAAGCCCGGCATACAGCATTATCATGGCTGCCGTCTGGGCGCGGTGTGGTGTTTCGCGAATCCAACGCTGCATCTCATCTGTCAGAGCCTCTTTGGTGCGGCTTTCAGCGTCCTGCGGTATCTTTACTGCAAGGGCGCAGTTATAGTCGGTCACGCGATTGTCAATGGCAAGCTGTATCACCTGAGCGGCTGTCTGCTTGACTTCTTTCAACGTTTTTTTTGCCATGGGCTTGCCGGTGGTCGGGTTAAATGTTGAAAGATCGAGAATAATGTCCTGGATATCAGCTGCGCGCAGCTTACTTATCGGTATATATGATATCGGATCGAGGTTTTTAAGCCGCGCCGTATATGTGACATAGCGACCGTTTGAAACTTCGACTTTCTTTAACTTAAGCCACTTTTCCGCCCAGTAGCCGAACGAATCTCGTTCAGCGGTAACATCAATGCCTTTGCCCAGCTTGAGCTTGATATCGTTTATCTTCTCCTGAAGTTCCTTTTGAGTCGCAGCGTACACATACTTGTACTTTCCGCTGCCGATGTATACCTTTGATTGTAAGCGCCCGTCGGCGCGGCTCTTGTTTTTTGCTCTTGCCATTGTTTTTTCCTCTCAACTTGTTTAATTCATATTAGAACAGCGCTTTCAGATCATCGAACGTCATGATTTCGACATGGTCAAGCTGGGCGTCGATGACTTTCTGCGTTGCTTTTGATGTGTTCACAATAAGAGCGGTCGTATCTTTATCTATTTTTTCAACCACTTTTCCCTTGTGCTGCATGATGTAGTCCTTTATCTTTGCTTGCGAACCGCCGGCTATCGCGAAGGTAAATTGATATAGAAAGTCGTCGCCGCCTTTTATATCATGATACCCTGGCAAAGTAAGCTGCGAGGCAAGATAGTACATGTGCTTGCATGGGAGATTCCGATTGTGAAAATCCCGGCAGCTGCAGCCGTTCCCGCTTACAAGATACATGCTTCCTGTTGAACCAGTGACTTTCGCATGACCGCTCGCGGAGCTGTACTCGTATATTCCGAAAGAGCTATGCGGGTCGTTACCGCGGATTATCCGTTTATACTGATCTGGCTGGCTATGTATTGAACTATCCCATTTAGTCCATCCAAGAGCGGCGAAGTCGTCAATTACTGCCTGGACAAGGCGGCTGTTCTGCACTGGCTGACTTTGCTTAGAAATCTCATACGATGGTATCGACGGAATTGCGTCAACTTTACGCGTTTTTTTCGGTATTGAATTCTTTGGAATAATGCTGCTGGAATAGACCAGCAAGCAAAGAGCCGATATCACCTTAAGTGCTCCAAAAAATATCAACACTACTTTAAAAAAGCCCCACAACCCTTCCTGGAGGGCGGAAAAAAGGAAGTTCGAAGTCGCTGACAACACACATAGCCCGGTTGCTATGAAAAAAGCCAGACATCTTCTGGCTTTATCTTTAATGAACGAAATCGCGATTCCCATCGTGAAAATCATCACGATATCTGCAAGCAGCGTGAAAAATGTGGAGGCTGCTTGTTCAAACAGATTATTCATGGCCTGCACCGATTTTCTGTTGTTTCATGTCAATACTCCTTTTTATGTACCCGCCATCACTGGCGGGCCTTTTTTTCGTTTATGAAGCCCTGGAACTGCTCATAGACCCGCCGTTCCAGCGGGTGGGAAAGGAACATGTTCCTTTTATAGAGCAGCTCCATGCGTTCTGCGCGGTACTGAGCGGCTTGTAAAGATATCTGACATAAGTCCGATATCTCCTGAGCCGTGTGCAAATTGAGCGCCCATATCACGCATGCCGGCGCAAGGACGCGCGCGGCAAACATATCCGCCTCGCTTTCGACCTTCGGGCGATCTTTGTCGATCGTGCGCGTGTGCTGAACGGTACCTTCTTTAAGCGGGTGGCCAAGAAGAATATGCCCCAGCTCGTGGCATACGGTGAACCGTATGCGCTCTAGGGACTCATTTTCATCATAGCAGATGATCCACCCTTCTTCGGTTTTCAGCGCTGCACCGCTTTGCCTGGGCTCGAGCCAGCCGCGTGGACCGTTTTTCACGACTGCTATGTCGTAGTGTTCCGCTGTCTTAACTACGGAAAGGGGGAGCCTGGAGATCTTTGCATCAATAAGGCACTGCCAGGCCGCGTTCCGTACGTCTTTGTAAATGCCATAGTTCATGATTCTTCACCTCATGACTATTATGCCATGAGGGTGAAGAATTATTAGCTAGAGCAATGTGCTATTTGAGATCGTCGTCGTCTTTTGCCCTTTCTGCAAGAGCGGCTTCGATTTCTGCTTTCGAAATCCGCTTGCTATCTGGGGTCGTATCGTTCAGGTTCCGGGCGTACATGGGGACATCTTCTTCGCGCTCGTTCAGCTTGAGGCTCGAACCGTGTATTATTGAATTCGTCGGCTCGGGGTCAAGATTGTCGATGAACTTGAGGACTGCTTTCCGTTCCTCTTCATTCAGGCCGATGAATGCTTCAATAACCTTCTTGAAGATTTCTCCACCGTTATACCGTTCTGCTAATTGCTCGATGTAAGCATCTTTGGTTTGGGGCTTCATCGGAGCTGTTCCGTTTGTCAGCCATTCATAATTTATATTAAATGTTGTACATATCAGACGGTAGAATGGTTCTTTCTGGTCGGGACGTGCCAGAACATTTCGCTCAATATTATTGATCACCGAACGGGTGACTCCGAGTTTCTCAGCAAATTCAGTCTGCGACATATGCAGGTGCTCTTTTCTTAGTACTCGAATTCTCTCGTATATTTCCATCAGTTTATCCCTCCTTTCATTCTCATTATACTACTTGAAAATGCATTTGTCAAGCCATTTTTGAAAAAATAATGGCTTGTAAATAAGAGGGAGCTCCGATGATATTAATTATAAGCCAACTTGTTTAAGGCGTCAATATCAATGAATATACTCTCTTTGCTTTGAGAATGTATTGACTAAATCAAAAAAATAAAATTATTTTTAAAAAATGACTTGACAAATTCATTTTGCAGGTGTATAATGAATTCACAAGCCAAACAGATGGCTTGACTAGATCAAAGACAATTTAGACAAGTTGAGAGGTAATAAAGATGAAAGCGAGCGAAATCAAGAAGCTCATAGAAGCTAAGAAGTTCATAATCCAGACCTTTGGCGAACTTTACGCCAACGGCGGGGAAGCAATTCGTGATGATGTGTTTTGGAAAAAGGCAAAGGAATCGGGAGCTTACGACGGAGGCTATGGTGAGACGGTAAGCAATGCTCTTGAAGAGCTTGTCGAGGTTGAATTCGTTCGTTCCTCCGATGGTGATGTTAAATACAGGGTGTTCAGACTTAAAGGGATCTAATCAACGTCGAAAGGAGATAAGCATCATGGATTATAGCTACACTGAATGGGAAGTCCATTGCACGGCAGGAACGAGCCTTAACGGCTGCAAGTTCTGGCGCGAATTTTTCATTAACAATTCATATGGATTTTTTATAGTCCAGAAGCGCGAATCCTGGGGGCGGTCAACGATAAGCACCTATCCGTTCGAAAGCTATTCGGACGCGCGGGGATTCCTTGACGAATATATCAAGGCCAACAAGCTTGAGCATGTCTATACAGTTAGTGAAGATATTCTGATCGCAGAGTGACGGACAGGGCGCAGGCCCTTCCGGTAATGCGGCAAGCCGGTCACAAGCCCGGCACACGCAGAAAGGAGTGAATAATATGACAGATAGCATTAAGATCACAGATAAGCAGAAGGAATGTGCGGATCTCATCGCTGCTAAGGTAGCGACGTTCTCCTCAGCCCAGCTCATCAGGGTGCTCGGAATCTGCGAGGGCATTTCTCTTGCAGCCGACGTGGAAAAGGCTGTAAAGGAAGATAACAAGGGGGCGTAAGCCTCATTAAGTTGAAAGGAGATGGAAAAATGCCGCAAATAACCAGAAGACATTTCACGTGCTGGGAACAGGCTGCCCCGATACTCGATATACATACGGCCTCTATCCTGCTGGGAGTTCCGGAGCAGAGTCTGCGTAAGCTTGCACGGGACAAGGTAGTCCCGGCATTCAAGGTCGGAAAGCTCTGGAAATTCAGCAAGGACAAGCTGAAGGAGTTCGCGGGTGTTGAGGACACCTATTCAGCATCTATATAAAAGGCGCTTGAAAAGCACCGGAAAGGTAAACAAGTATGAGATTAAGATTTAACAGCATCGAGGACGGCAAGATCAGGACGATCACGCGCTTTAATCAGTCGTTTGGAGCAATGTTCATGCAGCTCCACGACCACCTTGAGGACGTTGGACTTATTCCCAAAGAGTTGGGAATAAGTCCGTTTGTCGACAAGGACAAGCGGGTAGGCAATGATTTCTATTTCTGCTCGACAACGGAGCACTGCGCCGATGGACATGGGATTTTCTTCGAAATTTCCGCGGTTGACGAGGAGGGAAACAGAGTACCGTTTGTTACTGGCAGCACCCCTGGTAATAAACCGAGCGACTACCTCAGAATGGCGCGCATAGCGGCTGAATGCTGCGTAATGCTCAACGGTTTCGACAACCTGATATCCATTCCGGAGGATATTAAGAGGTTTCTTGATTCGAAGCGGCGTGATGCTGATATCAAGGCTGCGAAGGAAGCTTTCGTTGAATATGCGAAGGACGAGCTCCTTTATCGCAATATTTCCGTAAGAGAAGCGGTAATTGAAGATAACAGAAGCGAGTTCGACAAAGCCGCTGCCGCCGGTCTTGATGTGATCGCGCTAGAAATGGCGAGCGGCCGTGTTGAAACGGAATCGCTTAAAAATTACTCCTGCACCAGAGAGCAGTTCAGGGCTTTCTGCGCGGAACTCCTGGAGGACGAGAACTTCAAAAATGAACTGTACGCCTCAATGACGGACGAGATTTGGGAGTTCCACAAAGGAATCAACAAGGCGCGGAAGTTCGCACATGAGAACGGAATGGCTTTTGACGAGGCTCCCTATGATCCAGATGTTTATGATGAGAACGGCGAGGATCTCGACGAATATGCGTACACTCCGGCGCGTATGTCGCTGGAGGATTACAAACTCATCCATGAGAAGCGCCATGAGGAAAGCGAAAGAGTTGTTGAGATCAGGAAGCTTGGCCATGACCAGCTTCGGCGGCTTTGCATTGATATGGGCTGGTGTAATCACGTCGATAACGAGCGGTACAATGAGCTGCTCGAATACGCCGACAAGGCTGATATCACGTCTGGTGATATTCTTTACATCGCGCAGCGTATTGATGAATTCACCGCTGGCAACGACTACAACGGTCACGTGGATTCGATATGCTGCGAGATTGCACGGCGTTGTTGGCCAATATTTACTATCAAAGGAGAGCATGAGGATGGATAAATTTGACGTATTTCAGGCAATCATCGGCGCGATGGTGTTCATCGGGCTTGTCCTGACTTACATCGGAATTGCTGCGGTTGAGGCTGACAAGGGGGCGCTTGGATATATTGTGATGATTGCAGGAATCATGACAGCACTGACCACTATGCCTGCTGACTGGCTCTGTAGATATTTGTACCATCGTTCGAAAAGAGGTGATATCGATGATAAAGATTGACCGAAAAAATTATATCTGCGAGTTGAGCGGCTCGTCTGATGAGATTTTTATTGATGTGCAGTTTGCGCTACATAAAGCAGTGCACAATGCAGTCGTAAAAAACGGCGGGGACTTTGCAACCGCTGCTAAAGTGGTGTGCAACGCGCTTGCGGATTCGCTTGTAGATACTGAAAAGTATATCCAGAATCAGTTAAAAAAAGGTCAGGAAAATTCGGAGATAAAGCAGTAATGGACTATATCGCAAGTGCCGAGGGCATCGCGGCGAAACTTTGCAAGAAATACCGCCGGATCGATCGTTCGCTTGCTGATATGGCTGCTATCGAGGCGGCTGAAATCTACGAATATAGCAGCGCTGTCAATGGTGTGTGGGACTTCGAGTGCTGGGTAGTTTCACGGATATGGCAGTGCTATCTATCACGAAAGCAGCACAAACAGGAGGAGAATAACATGGCAACAAAGCTTACAGATAAGGATAGACGCGAAATCCGCGCAAAATACCGCGCCGGCGACAACGTCAACGAAATCGCACGCGGATACGATATATCAGACCAGACCGTCCGGAATATCTGCTCTGACCTGGCTTATGAGAGAAAGCAGGCTATTGCAGCATTTAACGACGTTCAGCCGGAAGTTAAGCCTGATGAAAAGATGGCTCAGGAAAACCAGCAGGAATCGGCTGAGATGGCTCCTGCTGAGGTCGGCCAGGATATACATGATGACGATATCGGCGTAAACGCCCGGAATGATGGGGCAGAGGAAAGTGAATCTGCGCCTGCGACCGCGGAAGAAATCAGCTTTGTGGGGAAAATCAGCGCTGACGATCTGGCCAACGGGCTTGAATCATTCAGCCGTGATAATGTTGATAGCGATTTCCGTGCAGAAATATACAAGGTGGGCAGCCTTATTACGGCGAAAGTGAAGATAGGCGGTAGAGAGGTGACTATTTCTGACGATGGGAAGCGCTGAACTGGTTATCCGTATCAAAGGTTCAGAGCGGTATTTCCACGGCTGCTGCGATGAAGGCAACAAACCGGTATTCGGTGAATACAACGACGGTATGAAAGTATACCGCGATAGCAAGAAATGGACCGCCGAGCGGTGCGCACGACAGGCTATCGCGGTCATAGGAATGAACGGCTGCGACCTCTTCCGTGATCTTGAGATCGTTGCCGTTGACCGGCCGATACCGCCGGAGATCAAACCGGATAATGACGTGCTGCCGGATAACGAATTCACGTCGCCTGATCCGAAAGCGCCGCCTGACAAGCCTCCTCTTGCGCCGGTTCCTGAAAATGAATACGGCGGGTGGGAGGTGCTTGACGGGATTGGAAACAGCCCGCCGAAGATGTGTCGACGCGAATGGATCGGCTGCTTTGAATATGCGATATTCATGCCGGACCATAAGTTATACTTTCTGCCTCCGGACGAACTTGAAGCGTGGTCACGTTACTGTGATGAATGCAAGGAGTTCATCTGCCGCCGTATCAGCGAGCGGCGCGGGGCAAAAGAAAGTCCCCGCCCGACCTTTCGGTCTGACGGGGGATAAACAAGATGAGATGAGGTATTGACCTCAATTTAATTATACCTCATTCTCGAAAAAAAGTCAATGGTTTTTAACCAGATAAAGTCTGAAAAATGCCGCTTTCGAGCGGCTTTGAGGACTTGTGAGCAGTATTAACAATTCGAGGATGGCCAATGAAATTTACCAGGGAGAAACTTTACTCTGTGAAATCTGGTGAATACATTGAGCCGTGCATAAATATCTACTCCGATGAACAAGAGAAAGTCAGCAAGCTCAAGAGAGCGAAAAAGACCAAGGCGACAGAGCCGAAAGTTAAAAAGCTCAATGATGAGTACAGTCGACAATATTTCCGACTCCTACTAAACGGGAACTTCGGTCAGGGCGACTATCAGATGTATCTTAGCTATGATGAAGAACATCGTCCTGTTGACAGGGCGGCGGCAATCAGGGATCGCCAGAAATTCGTGGCTAGGTTGAGAACTCTGTACAAAAAACACGGAATCGAGTTTAAAAACCTTGCGATCACTGAAACTGGAGTGAAGTCCGGATTCCTACATCATCATCTGGTTGTGCCTGGAGGAATCGACCGGAATCTCATTGAGGAAAAGTGGGGAAAGGGAATTGCCAATTGCAGACGTTTGCAAAAAAGATCGGACAGGTGGCTGAACGATTTCGCTACGTATCTCATGAAGTCTCAGGCCAATGCTGAAAAAGGCGAACGCTGCTGGAGCGGGTCACGGAATCTCGTCAAGCCTGACGTCCGAATCTGCGATAACGACCGAATCAACCGCCGCCGACTTCGGGAGCTGGTCGAGGCTCGGAACAACGATGATGTTCAAAGGGCGGCCGAAAAAATCTACAAAGGTTATCGGCTGATAGACTGGAGAGTCGAGATTAATCTCGTTACCGGGCTACCTTTTGCAAAGCTCATCATGGTCAAGAAAGAATAGAATGCACGGTATCAGTTGTTTACTGATTTTGCGGGAATTTTAGCGGTTGCTTTCAACAAAAGCTATGTTGAACAATCATTCAAAAGCTGAAAATGCGGCGAAAATCGGCGCGGACTCAATAAAATACTTAATCGAGGGGGATTGGATGTACAACAAAACGATACTCATGGGACGAATTACGCATGATCTAGAGCTGAAAACCACTCCGAGCGGCGCAAACGTATGCTCATTCCAGATAGCGGTCGACAGGCGCTATCAGCAAAAGGGAGAGGAAAGAAAGGCGGACTTTTTCACAGTCGTGACCTGGAGACAGCAGGCCGAATTCGTTCATCGCTATTTTGCAAAAGGACGAATGGTTATGGCGGAGGGAGAACTCCAGAACCGTACATACACGAACAAAGACGGTGTTGAGATCAGGATTACGGAGCTCATCGCTGACCGAATTTGTTTTACGGGCGAAAAGGCTATGAGTGCCGTCGCTCCTACAGCCGCTTCGGCGGCTATTCCGTCAGATTCACCACCTGCGACAGAGGGAACGCTCGACCCGCCTTTCCCGCCGTCAGACGCGGACTTTGATCCATATCCGTTTTAAGAAAATCTTAGGGGGCTTTTAAATGACTGAAAAACAGGTAGAGAAGCTGCTGGAACTTTACCGGCAGGCACCAGATGACATCGAGCTTGCAAGAGAAAAGCTCGAGCAGTGGGAAAGTATGGAGGGTGAGGTTGCAGCAGCGGAGGTTGAACGTCTAAAGGAACGGATTATCAGCCTTCAGACTCTGCTTGTATCTATCGAAAGGGCGGTCGAAAGACTTCCGAAGATTCATCGCGAAATCGTGAAGTCGCGCGGTATGAAGATACCATGGTGGAAGATTGCAAGACAGGTTCGATATTCAGAGCGCAGTTGTCAGATTCATTACAGCAAGGCTTTGAGGGCGCTTGCGGATTCGGTAGAGCTTTCTGGATATGATCCGGGAAAAGACATCGGCGCTGAAAAATAATATGCTTGTGCGATTTTCTCGAATTCTTAAAGAGCAAAAAACGAAACAAACAACAGGCGGTGAAAAAGTCAATGAGAAGCAACAAGAATCCGGCTCGTGAAGCGGCTTTGAAAGAATTTGTCAAACATCGTGGCAAGGTCACGATGAAGACGCTGAGCGAGAAGCTAAACGTATCAATTTCGCAGCTCGGTCGCTGGAAAAAGGCTGACGACTGGGAAGGTGCACTCAAGAAAAAGCCCGGAGCTCCTAAGGGTAACAAGAATGCGGTCGGCGCGGGTGCTCCGAAAAAGAACAAGAACGCGGAAAAACACGGGGCTTATAGCGATGTGAAATTCACAGACCTTGCTCCGGAGCAGCGCGCTCAGGTTGAAGCTTTTTGTGAACTCCCTATTGAAAGGCGGCTGAATGAGCAACTTAAGGACATGCTTGCACAAAAGGTCGTGCTGCTAGAGCGAGCTCGAATATATGCGCCGCTTGTTGAGAACGGCGAAATAATTGAGCTGCTGGTTCAAGATAAAAAAACGGTGTTCAATAACGGCGATAAGGAATTCACAACCATCACATCTGTGTCCCAGTTCCATCGTTGGATAAAGATCATAGAAAAAATCGAGGATATCAATAAGTCCATCAACAAAGTGCTACAAAGCATGTCAGCTCAGCATCGTGATGAGCAGCGACTTGATCTTGATGAGCGCAAGTATAGTCTTGAGCAGCAGAAGGCATCTGGTATTTTCGACACCGATGAAATCGGAGATGATTTCGGCGGCATTGACTAGGTGTTTCAACAACCTGCGGCAAGCGTTACGCGACGCTTGGTTTGTATAAGGTACTGCCCCCCCAAGGGCAGACCGGCGGGTCCGCCGAGCCCCACGAGGTAGTTAGATATGAAAAAAATTCATCGGCTTCCGGGATGGCGGCGGTTTTTGGAGATAGGGGGGTGTTTATTTGAGACCTTTGGAGCGGATTGCGCTATCCGGGGAAAACATATCCAAGGTACTGGGGATTACGGAGCGGCGTGTTCGGCAACTTCGACAGGAGGGAGTTTTCCACTGCAACAGCGCTGGAAACTATCATCTGATCCGGACGGTGCGGGCTTATATCGAATTCGTCACCAAAGGGACAGACGGCAGCGGGAACAGTGCCGCGCTCGACCTCACGCGGGAACGTGCCAGGCTGATGAAGGTCAAGCGAGAAGATCAGGAATATGAGCTGGCGCTCAAGCGTGGGGATATGCACAGGTCTGAGGAGATACGCCAGGTCATGTCGGCGGTGTTCGGGAACTTCCGGTCAAGGCTGCTGTCTATTCCGGCTAAAGCTTCGCCGGTGGTCGCGGTCAAGGCTGATAAGGCAGAGATATATCAATATCTCAAGGAGCTTATCGACGAGGCGCTCAATGAGCTCGCGGATTTTGATTCCATGTTCCCAGACAAATCACGTGCCGAAGATGGTGTGAAAGCTAAGATGGACGGAGGTGGAACAAATGACAAGGGTCATTGAATTTGAAATCGGCTGCTGCGGCGAATGCCCCTATTACAGCATGAAAAAGCACAAATGCCAGCGTGGCGCAGCTGACGAGGGCGAGCCGGGAGAACATTTTTACAGGGACTGCCCTTTGCCCTGGCATGAGCTTTCCGAAAACGAGGATATAAACGGAGGTCGCGAAAATGTATGACGATGTTCCCGACGCTGCGGGGCTGAGGAAGCTATATGATACGCAGCAATATCATGACAACCCGGAACTGATGGAGGTGGGCAAGAATGAGATGTGACAATTGCCCGTTATGCCCTATCGCCGAGGACGATGTGTGCCTGGAAAGCGAGGGCAAATACGGAATAGAGCACGCTGACGGAATGTTAGGCTGCAAGCACCCCAGAAACTGGGCTGAAAAGAGGAGCAATGAACACGACACCGCACTCGGTGAAATGGGAATGGATATTGGGATTAAAATGGACTTCACCCCAGAAGAGCTTACAAAAGTAATCGACCTTTGTAAACACATGGTAGGGCTCGACCGCCAAAATCCATATCACAGGCATGGTAAGGCGTTTTACAGACCGTATCGTAACTTTTTCGCTTCTAATTTTCCCGGAAACAGGCTGCTTAACAAACTTCCGCACTTGATTATCACCAAATCACAGAGCGAAAAACATGTCTATTACAAGCTGACAACAGAGGGTTTGCAGTGGCTCGGCAGGCAGCTTGGCATAACGATAAAGGAAGAGAGGGACTGATATGGTCAACACAGGAATGAGGACATTAATAACCAGAACCATGAGAGTTTTCGTAAAGAAAGTCCACGAGAACGCAGTAAACCACGGCTGGTATGAGGAGGAGCGCAGCTTCGCGGAACTGATAGCGCTCTGCCACCAGGAGCTTTCAGAAGCGCTGGAGGAATACCGCGGGAAGCGGATAGACGACGGCGAGTGGGTAAAGGGATTCCCGTATATCACACACGGCGGTGAACACCAGATAAGATATTACGATTCTGAAAGCAACATTGAGAATTGTTCTCATACAGTAATTCCGGATACTCTCGGTCGGTTCACCGGGCTGACGGACAAGAACGGCGTGAAAATCTTTGAGGGGGATATCGTGCATGTGAAAGCACGTTCGTGTTCCTTTACAGGCTCCGTAATGTATTGGTCGGAAGAAGCACGTTATGTTTGCAAGACGAAATCCGGCATGCGTTATGCGATATGTAATAAATTCGAGTTCGAGGTTCTCGGCAACATCTACGACAATCCAGAATTTAAGGAGGACACAGAATGAGTGATATATTTCTTTCAAGGCGCATTTTGAAAAAGAAGCTGGCGTATGTCTTTAGCACATGGAAAGTAATGCCTCCTATTCGGAAAGACATAAACGAAGTTATTGAGAAGTCTGTTGTTGGTGACGTCGTTCGCGTTGGACGTGAACCATCTGGGTTCACGGATATGCGCGGAAAAACAATCTGCAACGGTGATATTGTGATGTGCCACAACAATCCGAAAGACATTTGCAAGGTTGTTTTGGGCGAGTTCAACGTAATCGAATTAGAAACGTTTGAGGATGTTGAAAATGTTGTTGGGTGGCACACCGAGGTTATTCCGACTGCTGACCCTCTTAGCAAACTTGAGCCGTTTAACCTGACTATGCCTCTCAACAAATTTTACCTTGAGCGCAGTGAGATGATTGTTATAGGGAACATCTATGACAATCCTGAGCTTTTGAAAGACGGTGAGCAGAATGAGTGAATACATAGAAAGATCAGCGCTCTTGCAGAGCTTGAAATCAAGCGGTGTCGCTAGCGATTTCGCGCTGTATAAAATCAGCAATTTTCCTGCCGCAGATGTTGCTCCGGTGGTGCATGGCGAGTGGGTAACCATTGACGGCATTTCGAGGTGTTCGGAATGTGAGTACATTCCCGCTTACGACAGCGCCATTGATGACCTGTTTTATTCGCCGTTCTGCCCGAACTGCGGCGCTAAGATGGACAAGGAGGCAAATCAATGAAAGACGAAGAAAAGCTGATGACCGCTTCCAGCGTAGGCGGATATATCCCCAAGAAATGCTGCACATGGAATAGATACGGCGAACCCGACGATGAGAGCAGTTGCCCCGAAATGTGCGAATACAGTAAGCAAGATTGCATGAACTGTCCGATACAGGCGGCGTTTGACAGGCTAGGAGACTATGAACAGACGGGATTGTCCCCGGACGAAATATATGAGCTGATAGAAAAAGAAAGAGGGGCTGGCAATGAGCAGAATAATTGAAATTGAAATCGGCTGCTGCGGTGAATGCCCCTATTATAGCATGAAAAAGCACAAATGCCAGCGTGGCGCAGTTGACGAGGGTGAACCGAGAGATCATTTTTACAGGGACTGCCCTTTGCCCTGGCATGAGCTTTCCGAAAACGGGGATATAAACGGAGGTCGCGAAAATGTATGACGATGTTCCCGACGCTGCGGGGCTGAGGAAGCTATATGATACGCAGCAATATCATGACAACCCGGAACTGATGGAGGTGGGCAAGAATGAGATGTGACAATTGCCCGTTATGCCCTATCGCCGAGGACGATGTGTGCCTGGAAAGCGAGGGCAAATACGGGATAGAACACGCTGACGGTATGCTTGGTTGCAAGCACCCATGGAGCTGGATTAAGAAACGCGATGAGAAATACACGGAGTACTTAGGCAATATGGGTACCGATATGTGCGTTGAAAATATGTTCTCCGAAAAGGAGCTTGCGGATTTGACAGAGCTGTGCAAGCACATGGTAGGACTTGATAGACACAAACCGTATCACAGGCACGGGAAAGCGTTTTACAAGCCGTATCGGAACTACTTCTGCGATGGAGCAAACGGAAACAGGCTGTTTGATAAGCTGACAGGCGTATTGGGGCTGATAACCTCCAGGCAGTCCGAGAAATATGTATACTACTACCTTACCCGTTCTGGCTTGGACTGGCTTGGCAGGCGGCTCAAGATAGAGATTGGAGATGAGAGAAAATGAGCGAATACATAGACAAAAGCGAAGCGGTTGGTGAGGGCTATCTGGCTGACTGGTATATCCATTCAGTTGCTGAATACGGCGATGAGAAGCTGAACGAACCTCGATGGGCGGAAAAGCACATTGAGGAACTGGTGCGGGATTTCATCGTTATACCGAAAGATACTTCCGCCGCTGATGTCGCGCCGGTGGTGCATGCGTACTGGAAAAGAGTCGATAAAGACGATGGAGGGCATGATACTGTATGCTCGCATTGTAGCACGCCGATTGTGACGTATCTCGAAACCCCTTACTGCCACAACTGCGGCGCTAAGATGGACGGAGGGGATTAGCTTGCTATTCTGTAAACACAAATACACCGTGCTCGGCGGCAGCAAAATATATTCCGTGTACCCGGATGGCAAGCGGAGCGAAAATCCGACTGGATTCCTTATCGTTCAGCGTTGTGAGAAGTGCGGAAAAATAAAGCAGACGAAAGCGAGGATTTGAAATGTCTGAAATCACGTTGAAGCCCTGCCCGTTCTGCGGGGGTAAGGCTTCCATCTGGGACAAAGACGGCAACCTGAAAGTTGCAGGCTGTAACGATATACTCGGCTGCGGAGCTGAGGGAGGCATGGCGTACACCGAACAGGAAGCCGCAGATAAATGGAACAGGAGGGCTGACAATGGTTGAAATCAAAAAATTAAAGTCGCTTTTTAAGAACGGATGGCATTCGCGGCTGTACAAGGGGCGTGAATGGGCTGGCAACGACTGTGTTATGTATGATATCGGGCAGCCGCTGGACGGGGAGGAGCATTCTTCGCTGTTCGGCATGAAGCCCGAAAGCGTCAGGGACGATGTCGGGTTTATCGCTGACGGTGTGAAAGGTTCCCTGGCAACCCCGGTCGCGGTGATGGACATAGGAGGCAGGAAGCTCGCCGCGTTCGAAGTCACGCCGGGCATGGCGGTTTTTGCAAAGGCTGAGTTTGTCGCGCCTGTTGCGGGCAAGTTTCCGGAAACGGATAACACGTTCTTTCTGGATGGGAATCTGATACGGGTGCGCGGGGCTGGCGGGCAGCTCATTGCGCTTATATGCATCTTCAAGCCGGCACGCTATGATGCGGATAAGCTTGCAGACAGATGCGAGCACGTTGCCGGACTAATGAGAGAGTATATCAGACGTGAATATAAGGCACGAACGGAGGAAAAGAAATGATACATTTCATAAATTCGGAGCTGCTCAAGGACGCGGTTCGGGAACTTTGCGGAAAATATAATATCGCCTGCGGCGATGACAGTCAGGGATTGGGGAAGGAACTCATGGAGCTGCCGAAGAGGCTGTCTTATCTGCATACGTCAGAAAAGACCACCGAGGCGCTGTACGTTATGGCGGGGCGGGAGCTCGTCACGCTGCGCAGCGGGTGCTGCAAAGAGCCGATGTGCGTCAGCGCTGAACTCTGGAGAACCAGGGACGGCGTGTACTGTCCCAAATGCGGCGTCAAGGTGTTAAAGCCCGTGGCTGTGAAAAGAGGCGATTCATAATGAGCAAACTGATTGAGCGTGACCGTGTTCTTAAGGTCCTGGAAGAGATTGAAGAATGCTCAAAAAGTGAGCCGATGGATATAGATGACCACTATAGTTTCAGACGCGCTCTGGAGATGGTGCGCGATTATATCACGATAACCGGCGATGTTCCGATTATCGGTGAATGGAAAGACGGAATGTTTATACCAGAAGGGGATGATCCTGAATGATTAATGTAACAAGCTGCAAGGATGGCGAAGAGGTTAGTGTTACGCTGGCCGGAACAAAGGAAGAGGTCATCTGCGAGGCGGCCGGTGTTATGGTCGGGCTGGCAGAAAGAACGTTCAAGAACGATACCGGCAGGGTGTTTGATCAGGCGACAAATCAGGAGCGTGTGATGTCTGTGTGTGCTGCGTATACCGGAATGTTTATGCGGTTTGCACTCGAGAACGCTCTTTATGAGCTTGCAAGTGAGCTCCTGCTTTTGGGTACCGTTGTTCAGCGTGATATCTGCAAGAGAGGTGATGAAGAATGATAAATTCAACAAGTGAAAATATGGGCGGTTCAAACGCAAAGGTAGTGATTTCCGGTGACACAAGGAAGGTGTTCGGGGAGCTTTACAGCGCCGTTGAGGCGTTTGCTGTAAGACAATGCGAAGAAAGCGAACGTGTAAGTTTCGTGGAACTCCCTAAGGGAAAGCAGACTGCCGCCGTTGCTGCAGCGCTGCTGGAGCTGCTCGGGAGATTCGCTGATATTAACGGATTTGAGGGGGTTGCCGGGGAAGTTTTAAAACTTCATTTCATTTCCGCGATCGATATCAGCAGAAAATATCGTGAGTGAGCGGCGCCGCTGAAAGGAGAAAGACATGACTTTTGCGCAGACGCTTACGCCGTATCAGCGGGAATTGCTGCTCAATGAACTATTGGAGCTTATGACGCCAGAGGAGCGCGCAAAGATACTTACCCCGGGCATTGCTCCGAAACTGCCTGAAGATATCACCCTGGATTCGCTGCGCGATCGCAAGGAGATCACGCAGCGGACGGCGAACAGCCTTTATCGCGCGGGAATGCGTTCATTGCACGATATATATTCTATGTCGCCCAGGGCGCTGATGAATATACGGTTCATCGGAAAGAGCGCTTACAGCGAGATCGTGGAGATACTCCGCGAACATGAATACGATGTTTCCACATTTGAACTGTGGAACGGAAAGAAGGTTGATAACACATGAACAATATTACTGAGATCGAGCTTTCGAAGCTCGTTCACCACCCCCAGAACCCCCGCAAGGACCTTGGGGACCTTACCGAGCTTACTGACAGTATCAAGGCGTCCGGAATAATGCAGAATCTGACCGTTGTTCCGGAGGACGACCACTATCTCGTCGTTATCGGCAACCGCCGCATGGAGGCGGCAAAACTTGCGGGACTTGATACGGCGCCCTGCGCGGTGGTGGATATGACCCCCGCCGAACAGCTTTCCACCATGATGGTGGAGAATATGCAGCGTTCAGATCTTACCATCTTCGAGCAGGCCGCCGGCTTTCAGCTTATGATGGATATGGGGGATTCTCTGGACGATATTGCGGAAAAGACCGGGTTCTCCAAGGCTACGGTGCGCCGCCGTGTAAAGCTCATGGATCTTGATCAGGACGAACTCAAGAAAGTTGCTGACGATGGGCGGCAGATATCCATGAGCGATCTGGACGAACTTAACAAGGTCGAAGATGTGGCGAGGAGAAACGGACTGCTGAAGGACATCGGAACGGCGAATTTTCACGCCAGGTGTTTAGGCGCGCTGGAAGCGGAAAAAATCGAAAAGCTGCGCCCTAAGTTGCTGAAGCTGCTTAAGGATAAAGGCGTAAAGGATAGGGGGACTAATGTTACCGGCCGCAGCTACATTGGATACATAAGGTTCTCCGATGAAGCGCATTTCCGCAGCACGCTGGATTCGATGTTTGAAAAATATAAGGACAGACTTCCGCTGACTGTCTGCAATGCCTATGGCGGCAACGAAAAAGGTTCGACCGGAGTGTACCTTTACTGCACAAACACGGATAAAGCCTCGGAAAATCAGGAGGAACAGCTCCGTCGGAAGAGATTCGACCATTCTTACGAGGTCGTAAAAAACATTAACCACAAGTGGTGGCTTTCAAGGCTTACATTTGTTCGAAACTACACACAGATGGACGCAAGGCGACATTTGAACGTTATCACAGCGGCGCTTGCAGAAAGCGCCATCAGGGATGATGACTGGGTGATGGGCAAGATCAATGTAGCTTTGCTGATGGGTTATTCCGATGAAACGAATAAGGAACAGGTCATCGCTGAGGCAACCGTCAGGGCTGAAAAAACGCCGAATCTTATGACGCTCTGGGTCGCATACGGTATGCTTAATGACTGCTACGATGATAATGGTTATATCGGCCGGAACTATCAGGGGAAGCCCGAGAGGAGCTATGAGGACGGCTGCGAACAGCTTGACAGAATATATGATTTTCTTGAAAAGCTTGGCTATGAGATGTCAGACGAGGAAAAAGCGCTGCGGGACGGTACCTCCGAACTCTTCGACCCGGATAATGATATCTGGCTTCTCGAGGAGGAGCGGACGGCAAAAAAGAACTCTGTCACTCTTGAACATATCGTTTACGACTTCCGCGTGTTCAACATGCTGAAAGGTTCGGGTATCAACGATATCGATGAGCTTATAAAGGCAGCGGAGGACGGGCGGCTCTTCAAGACCATAGGTTCAAATCTCACTTACAAGCGGATCAAGAAAAGCGCGGCTGAATTCGGAATAACCCTTCCGGACAAGCCCGGGGACGATGGAGCTGATGAACCGTCTGGGGACGATGATGAGGAAGAATAAGATACAGCCGCCGGCGCCGCGGGTGTTCACTATCCGTGTGGCGATATGCAGCGTATGCGGCCGGCGGCTGACGTCGGATTTTGGGCTGAAAAACGGCATGGGTCCGAAGTGTATGCATAAGTGGCAGCTTATGCATGCGCCGCCCGATCCGGCCCAGATGACTTTGTGGGAGGACGGAAATGAAGAAGATACGACGGCTGATAAACATGATACGCTTTGACTTTATCATCGGCGTTATCGTTCTTGTCTTTATCGGAGAAAGGTCAAGACTTATGGCGTTTTTTGGCGGGATATTCCTGCTGCTGTCGGCGGTGGAATTCACTTTGCGATTTCTTTGCGAGATCGATGAAAGGAGAAAGAATGGCGAATCTGACATATACAAGGCGAAAGGCCGCGGGACTTTGCGTGAGGTGCGGGGCAAGGCTGGAGAAGAACAGCCCTTTTCTGAAATGCGGGTCATGCATAGCAGCGGAACGGGAGGAAAGGGAGAAGAAGTATTCCTCGATGAAGAAAAAGGGCGGTCTTAGCCTCAAGGACGTTATGACCCTTGCCGCTGAAAATCACTGTACATATGGCGAAATGGTTGTAAGGCTGCAAAAGGAGGGCATCGAATGACCGACGAACAGGAGATAGCCCGGATAATGGAGCTGCGTGCGCAGGGGCTCAATTCCGAACAGATAGGGAAGGCGCTGTTTTTCTGTGGCTCGGCGATCCGTAAGAAAGTGCGAAACGCCGGGCTTTCGGAACAATATCAAATGATGGCTGAGAAATCGTCGTTCAAAAAGAACCGGGACGATATCCGGGAGATGCTTGAGAGCGGCGCAAAATACAGCGAGATAATGTCAAGGTTTGGCGTAAGTCAAAGCGCTGTTCGTAAGTGGCGTAAGGCGCTGGAAATCCCGCCTCGGCCGCATGGTGGCGGCAACTCGCGGCATCTGGATATCAAAGAACTCATACGTCTTCGGGAAAGTGGAAAAACCTATGTTGAAATAGGGAAAATAGTTGGCGCTGCAGGTCAGACTGTATGGGCTAATCTTGTAAGAGCGGGTGTTGTCAAAAGTGGCAGAGGCAGCCCGCTGAGAAAGTTTCCGGACGATCCTGGGGAGCTGGCGCGTCTGCGGATCCTGCTTTCGGATGGATACACGAATTACGAGATCGCCAAACAGTATGGCATACGCCCTAATACAGTCAGCAAATGGCGAAGCAAAATGAATATTCCTGGAGCAGGGCGTGGGAGGAAGGTGAAACGGTGAAGAGGATTGGAGCTTTTTTGATGTTCGTTATTGGTGTCCTGTTGGTGTTTGGGGCGGTATTCACTGCCGAACTTTCAGTGATGGGAGCGGCAGAATATACAAGTTGTGCGGTGACCGGGCTGGGGCTTATGACCGGCGCGGGCATATCCGCGCTGATGGAGGATAGAAAGTAATGCTTAATGCGGACGATTTAAGGCGCTGCGAATGCTGTGAAGAACCCACGAAAAAGGTAGTGGGATTCTGGGAAGGGCACGATTCATATAGCGGTTCGCCCTGCGCTGGCGCAATTTATTCCTGCGAGGATCATGAATGCGATATCTGCAAGGAAAAAATGTCTGAAAAAGAATCGGACGAACTTCTCAAGGAACGTGTGAAGGTGGCGAACCTTCAGAATGGCACTGACGCGGAGCTGCTCAGGCGCAGCAGAATGAGCGTGAGAGTGGCCCTTGGCGCGGCTGCTGACATAATAGGCGTATCGGCTGCGGAATATTCCGCAAAGGAAAACGGCCGTATGCCCATCACGCGGGAGGAATATCACAATATCCTTATGCCGCTTTTTGAAGCGATAAAGGCAATTTCAGAAGGAAAGCGCTGCGGTCAATGCCGGTACTATCGCGAATCCGGGTATTTTTCGACACAGGGAAGCTGCTACTGGAAGAGCGGCGCAACGGAGGTCGGGGTCAGCAAGAAGGCTTGTGTCCGTTGGAAACCACGCGTTGACAGCGCGTTCAGATTTTCGAAGGACGAACGAAAACCTGTGGTGATAGAGCAGATAAGGAACTGCGGGAAATGCGGCCATGACTTTAACGCCATAAGGGAATGCCGGTTTTCTTCGGGAGCATGCCTTAATATTTCAGGTTCCGTTACAGAGTATTGTTCGAACTGCGAGAACGAGGTCACAATGAACTGGGACGTCAAAAAACAGGGATATCAGGCGTTTTGCCCGGTCTGCGGAAAACGTCTCATGCTTTGCAGCAAGTGCCTGGACGCAGAGGATAAAACCGCGCGGGGCATGTGCGACTATGACAGCGATACGGATTCATGCTTCAGAAGAAAGGGGGATCAGGAATGAATATCAACATACATAAGGCAAACGAACGGCGATTTGCCGAGATTATGGACACGACCCTGAACACAACCCGCACCGTCTGGGAGATAATGACTTTGAAAACGCTGCACGAGGATTTCGGCTTTGGAGAAAAGAGGCTCATGCAGTTTGCCGACGCTCTTCGTGAGAACTACAGCGGGTTCGACAGAGAAATGTCGCTTACTGACACCTACAAGAATCGTACCGCTTCTAATCTTGACGCCGCGCTTATCCGCGCGGTTCGGGATCTCCGGCATGATGGGATAGATTACCGCAAAATCCTCGACTGCGGCGATGTTCTTATCATTGTCGAGAATGACGGAAAGAAGTTCAATGTTGACGAGTGCGTTGACAAGATCCTTGAACAAGAGAAGAACGGGTGGAAAAGGAGCACAAATGGTTCCGAATAATGAATTTGTTGCAGATGTCTGCGATGATATGTCGGAAATCCTAGACCCCTTTCAGCGGGAACGTCTGAAAAACGTGCTTGTTCTCCGGCTTCGGGACTGCACAATTGAGCGGCTGGAAACGGCGGTCGTTCCGTATGAGGGCATGGGGAACGACCTGATGATAAAGAAGTTCATTGTTGCAAAGAAGATAGTCGGGCTTTCAGAAAAAACGCTGCAATACTATGCCAGGGAGCTTGAGCTTATATTAGGCTCCATCGGAAAAAATGTCGGCGATATCGTCAGCGACGATATCCTTGTATATTTCGCCAAGCGTGATATTGAGGACAAGGTGAGCAAGGTCACGCAGGGAAACGAACTGCGGGTGTTGAGGACGTTCTTTTCCTGGTGCACGGGCGAGGAGCTTATCATCAGGGATCCGACAAAGAAAATAGCCGGAATAAAGCAGGCTAAGAGGAAGAAAAAAGCCTTTTCGGAGATCGAAATAGAACGGATACGGGATGGCTGCGAAACAAACCGTGAACGCGCTATTGTGGAATTACTGCTTTCGACCTGGTGCCGCGCTTCGGAGCTTGTGGCAATAAAGCGTGGGGATATTGAGGGCAACCGTGTGACTATCATCGGAAAGGGAAACAAAGAGCGGTATGTTTATCTGAATGCAAAGGCGCTGGTCATTCTTGAAAGATATCTTTCGGAGCGCAGGGACAAAAGTGACTATATTTTCCCCGGCGGATTTATGGGAATTGTCAAAGGGGCTTCGAAGAATAACACAATTAACTGGTACAAGAATCCGAAACTTGTAAACGGCGCGGAGCACATAGAGTCAAGCGCGCTTCGTAACGCTCTTCATCGGATAGCAAAGCGAGCGGGGCTTGATCCGAATGAAGTTCACCCACACAAGTTCAGGCGGACCGGCGCGACCCTGGCGCTGAAACATGGTATGCCGATTGCGCAGGTCAGCGCACTTCTGGGGCATTCTTCGATAGCCACTACGCAGATTTATCTTGATATTACGGACGACGACCTCGAGCTTGCTCATAAGAGATTTGTTAATTGAGAGGGGTGATTTTATGGCAACAAAGCGTATATACAATATGGGTACCCGGGCGACGGAATTTTCAAAGCTTATCCAGTCCATGACCGGGAAACATCAGCTCTGGGAGATATGGGCGGACTTCGTCACAATGGCCGCCTGCACGATTTCCAACAGCGTTGACGATTTTCATCATAATGTGCGTGAGGAGCTTTACCTCAAGACCGCCGGGAAATATGAGCGGGACGAGATTGAAAAGATGGCGAAGCTGTTGGGATTGCTTACGCTTGGACTTGAAGAAAATCCGGAGCAGGATTTTCTCGGGGAAATGTATATGCAGCTCGACCTCGGTTCGCACTGGCACGGCCAGTTCTTCACGCCGTATAACGTCAGCAGCATGATGGCGAAAATCGGGATAGACCGGGGAAAGCTGCTTAAAGAGCTTGAATTCGGTACTAGCAGTTTCAACGACTGCGCCTGCGGCGGGGGTGCGATGCTCATAGCGGCCGCGAACCATGCGCGGAAAATGCTTGACGGAACGCCTTTTAACTGGCAGGAAAAGTGTCTGTTTGTGGGTCAGGACCTGGACGGAATTGCGGCAAAGATGTGCTACATACAGCTTTCGCTCCTCGGGTGTGCCGGGTATGTGAAAATCGGCGACACGCTCAGAAATCCGGTCGCTTCCGGGGACGATGATTCCGACTACTGGTACACGCCGATGTATTTTTCTGATGTATGGGTAAATAGGCGGATGTTCATGGGATTCAGTGAGTTGAGCAGGGTGTTGGACGAGATGACAAAGGCAAAAAGCGCCGCGCCTGCGCCGAAACTTGCTGAAACAAAACAGGCGGAGACAGCCGACGAAAGAGCGGAAAGCACGCTGCAGATAAATCTTGACGAATTGAGGGACGTCAATGGATGATGAAAAGGCCATGATGATAATTCAGCAGCAACAGCGGATAAACCTTGAACAGCAGCGGCTTATTTCCATGCTGATGGGCGCAGGGATATCCGGTGATACGGTCGGCTTTCCGGCTGATGTTCAGGGGCAGATCAGCACGGAAGCACCGGGGCTGAAGCTCATGAGTGGACGGGCGATAACGGCTGATGATTTCAACGTCAGCGATTTCCGGGACTGGCTGTACAGCGAGGGAGCTACGGAAAGCACGGTGGACAGCTACACATTTACCGCCCGGCAGTTCTTTTCGAAATACGGCGAACTAAACAAGGAGAATCTGAACAAATACCGGGAATATCTAGAAAATAATTTCAAGGTCAAGACCGTAAACCTCAGATATTCCGGAATGGATAAGCTGTTCAGATATCTGAATTACAGCGGGTATAAGTTCAAAAGATTGAAATCCCAGAACCGGACGTTTTGCGACACCGCAATAAATGAGGAGCAGTATGAGCGGCTTGTCCTCTATGCCGAGGCGAACCGTCCAAGAACTGCGCTTGTAATCAAGGTACTTGCTAATACCGGAGTGCGCGTGTCGGAACTTATAGAACTCCGGACAGAAAATCTTAATATCGGATATCAGGATATCGTTAGCAAAGCGCACAAGCAAAGGCGGATATATTTTCCGAAAAGGCTTGTCGAGGATATACGCGGGAAATGCGGGAAGGTGTATATTTGCGAATCACGGTACGGCGGGCAATACAGCACGCGCGGAATATCCAAGCTGCTGAAGGACTGCGCCAAAGGTTCTGGAGTTCCGGAAGAGGTTTTGCACCCGCATTCGTTCAGGCATTTCTTTGCGAAAATGTTTCTTAAGAGCAACAACGACATCACGCTGCTGGGCGACCTGTTAGGACATTCGAATATCTCGACGACCGCTATATACACGCGAAAATCGTCGGCTGAACAGGCGCAGGAGCTTGACAGGATAATCAAATGGTAGGAGGTGATGATATGGCTAAGATAACGGCGAAACAGGCGCGGGAGATTGCAAACAAATACATCTCTGAGGTCAATGAAATAATCACAAATGACGCAGCGGAGGGAGGCAGTTTATCCGTGACCTTTGCAGATACACTAATGATGCGGGGATACATCAGGGCGATGGAGGATTTCGACATCATGAGCAAGCGCGATCTCGACACGCTAACGGAAAAGCTTTTCCAAGCGCAGAAAAGTCATTCGACTATCAAAAAGTTCGGCGAACGCTGAATAATCAATGGAGGTTACATATGGACAAAGTAAAGAACAATAACGCAGTATCCACGGACAAGCCGGAGGCGGTCGATCACCCGGCGCACTACCAGGGAAAGCATGAATGCATCGAGGTAATGAGGGCACTTTTCGGAGATCGGGCGGTCGCGGATTTCTGTCGCTGCAACAGTTACAAGTACCGTTTCCGCGCCGATGGAAAGGGCGGCGCGGAGGATATACGAAAGGCGGAATGGTATGAGGATTATCTCATGAAGATGAATGTTGGAGATCCGATAGATGCCGATGACCCGACAAATGCGATGGTTGCTGCGAGCGTAGATGCTTATAGAAAAATGTCTGATGGGTTAGACGAGTTACGCGGCCAGGTCAGCGCCGGCTTGGAAGAATTCTTCGAAAAAATCATGAAGAATATGGACGATGCACCTAAGCCGTTGCATGAGGATAAAGAATTCTATAAATCTATGTGCGGTGATATGAGCGACGCGGATATCCCTTTATTGGCAGAGATAGACGCGAACTCTAACGCCCCCGGCTACACGTCGGAGCAGCATGTTAACGGCGCCACTGGTGAGATTAAGCCAATGTTCGGCGATCGCGGAGGTGGGATGAAAGGTGCAGCGGCCGCTCCTAGATTCATTGAAAGCAGCCAGATTGTGGCGGTTGAAGGCAGTATAGTCAGGATAACATGGGACAATGGTAAAGAGTTCAAGCCCGACGGATACGGCATCAGTGGAGTAAGTACTTATCCGCATCATGGCGAGGAAATGTGCCTTGAAAATTGCAGGAGATTTGCGGCTCAACGCGGCTGGCGATCTGGTACTATTACCGTCAGCGTTGAATATCCATCCGAAGGAAAGATATACCGCTACGGGAATCATGGCTACTTCTGGGAAGAGATCGGGACTATATGCGGGTATGCGTAAAGGGAAGGGGTCTAAGAATGACTGATGCAACGCTTGCCAGGGCTAAAGAGATCGATGATGAACTTAAGCAGATAGACCACGAGATCGATATCCTTACGAAAGCAATGAAAAGAAGGTGCAGGGATTTTCTGAAAAGAAAATACTTCTACCGTGACACCATCTTTCACTACAGCCACGGTTATGAAGTTCTTGATTTCAATTTTACCGACAATGACCTGAAAGCCCTTATCGACTTACGGGAGCAGCGCCGGCGGGCGCTGATGGACGAGCTGGAAAGGCTGTGAAATGAAAAACAAATGAAAGATAGCAAAAATAAAAAGCTTGAACGTATCCAGGAGATCGACCGCAAGATACAGCAGCTCGATACAGAGATAAACGTACTTGCGGAGTCTTATGCGCTGCTTATTCAGGGAAAGGAAGCGCGTCGGATCGCACTTTTAGACGAGTTACGAAGAGAGGTGAACGGAGCAGGGGAAAAAGATGATAAAGATTGAAAATGTAGAGGTTTTCGGCTGGGAAGCCGCGATAAGGGGCATGAGAAATCCGCTGAACAGCTGGGATAAGTCGGACAGCGGATATGGCTGCCATGATGAGGATGATGACGGGAAAACCATAATCTACCTTTGCAAACTGTGTGATGAACCGTGTCGCATGAAAGCCGACTATCTTATCGGCACCGATGACCTTGAACTTATGATGAAGTTGTGCAAGGCAGGTACAGACCACCGCAAGTTCATGCGCATGATAAACGTTACCTGCGACATCACGGCGCCCATGTACTGGTGGTCGGAATGCGATACATACAAGGTAGGGACCGTGCGGAATTCGTGCAGCAAGATGCATACTATTCACGTTAAGCCGTTCGTACTTGATGATTTCAGTCATGAGGGCTGCGACCAGATACCGGCTGCAATGGACGTGCTTGAACATGCCGTTAATGTTTGCGAACATCTTCGTAAACTGTACAACGATACACAGGATAAGAAATACTGGCGCGCCCTGATAGAGATATTGCCAGAAAGCTTCAATATGAGAGCAACACTGCAGCTCAACTATGAAGTTCTGACGAACATGTATCATTCCCGCAAGGCTCATAAGCTAGACGAATGGCGCGAGTTCTGCGAGTGGGTCGGGGGACTTCCGTATTCTGTGATTATTACCGGAAACTCCGATAATGCCTGACCAGGCGGTGATGTTATCCGATATCTGATACTGTATCATCATACGACCGCCAGGAAGCCGCGATGGTATTGTGACAAGCATGAGTGCGGCGTTACTGAACGCGTTCACAAGCCTGCGTGCTGGGTGTGTCGGCATTTAAAGCCTATGAGCGCGTTTTACTCAAAGAAAATATCCCTTTCTGCAAACGATTCCCGCAAAAATGAAGATTTTTGCGGGAATTTCGGGAACGGTTCGTCCGAAAATAGCAAAAAATCCGCTGAAAGCGATATTTTTACGCGTAATTCGTTGAAAAGCAGCGGTTATCGTTATAAAAAATGCCGGAATCGTTCGAAAAAGGCGGGTAAAGCTAAAAAACGGCGATAAAAGGCGAAAGGATATGAAGTTTATCAGGATCTCCGACATCTGCGCTGCGTTTTTGCAGCGGAATTATCGGAAACGCTGCCAGGACGCAGCAAAAACGCGCGGCTGTTTTCCGCGCGTTTTCTGGTATTTATTAATATTTGATGATATTTGCTGATAGTCTGTTTGCTGTGGAAAGAAAATACGCCGATGGGCTGGTACCCCATCGGCGCGAATGCAAAAAGGTTGACTGTTGTACACAGCAAATCCATCAGTCACAAAGGTTGTACTAATAGATTAGCCTTGGTAGTGCATGTATATTATAAAGCACATAAATTAAAATGTCAAGTGGCATTCTGAAATATTAGCAGCGGTTTTTGAAATTGCATTTAAAAAGCGGGGGTAAATTTAAAAATGGGGGAAAATGAGAATAAAGAATTCGAACTGTCGAGAAATACTCGGGAGTTGATGAGGGAGATATTTTCGCGGCTGAAACCGCCGCCGGCTATCAGTATATCGGAGTGGGCCGACCGGTTCCGCATGATATCGCCGGAGGCTTCCGCCGAACCGGGGCGGTGGAGAACATCGAAGGCGCCTTACCAGAAATTCATGATGGATGCTATTTCCGACCCGAAAACAACAAAGGTCGTAGTCATGACGGCGGCGCAGATAGGCAAGACAGACGCGCTCATACTGAATCCTACGGGATACTACATACACAACGACCCGTCGCCGATAATGACGATGGAGCCGACCTTGCAGATGGGCGAGGCGTATTCAAAGGACCGCCTTTCTCCTATGATACGGGACACTCCGGTATTGGCGGCGCTCATCAACGACAAAAGCCGAACGAGCGGCAACACGATATTGCAGAAAGTTTTTCCCGGCGGGCACGTGACCATTGTCGGCGCGAATTCGCCGAGCTCGCTTGCTTCCAGACCTATCCGGGCGCTGTTCGCGGACGAGATAGACAGGTACCCGTTTTCCGCCGGCAACGAGGGCGATCCGCTGCTGCTTGCGGAAAAGCGACTGACTACGTTCTGGAACAAGAAGATAGTGTATGTATCCACTCCGACCATCGACGGGCTTTCCCGCATTCAGATCGAGTTCGAAAACAGCACCAAAGAAGAATGGAACGTACCGTGTCCGCACTGCGGAAAGCTTCAGCCGCTGCTCTGGTCCCAGGTGCAGTTTGACAAAGCTGATCTGACTGAGATCAACTATGTGTGCGTGCACTGCGGGACGGTCTGCAAAGAAGCCGAATGGAAGCAGCAGTATATCAAGGGAAAGTTCGTCGCGGCGTTTCCGGCGCGGAACGTGCGGGGATTTCACCTTAATTCGCTGGCTTCCCTGTTCGTGGACTGGCGGGAAGTCGTCGAGAAATTCCTCGAGGCTAACAAAAAGGCTAAGGAGGGTAATGTCGAGCTGCTCAAGGTCTGGACGAACACAGAAATGGGCGAATGCTGGCACGAGCAGGGCGAACAGCTTGCGGAGGACGAGCTGTACAAGCGCCGGGAGAAATACGGCTGCATGGTGCCGAAAGAGGTGCTCGTGCTTACCGCAGGAGTGGACACCCAGGACAACCGATTTGAGATCGAAGTGGTCGGCTGGGGCGTTGAAAAGGAAAGCTGGGGGATCAAGTATCAGGTTATTTACGGCGACCTCAAGCAGCCGCACGTCTGGGAGCAGCTCGGTGCGTTCCTGGAACAGGAGTTCGAGAGGGAGGACGGTCAGAAACTCCGGATAGCCTGCACCTGCATGGACTCCGGCGGTCATTTCACGACAGAGGTATACCGATTCTGCAAGAAAAGATACTCGCAGAACGTATTCGCCATCAAGGGCTACGGCGGTGCGGACGTGCCGTATATCAGCCGTCCGACTACTTCGAACCGGGTAAAGGCCCCACTTTTCAAGATAGGTGTTGATACTGGAAAAGCCTTGCTTGCGCAGCGGCTGAAAGTGGTCGAGGAAGGTCCGAACTACTGCCATTTCCCCCGCGATCGGGGACGCGGATACACTGAGGAATATTTCCGGGGACTTACAGCCGAGCAGATGGTCATGAAATACGTCAAGGGGCATGCAGTCATTACCTGGGAACTGAAGAACCCGTCGTATCACAGAAACGAACCCTGGGACATCCGGAACTATGCAACCGCCGCGCTGGAGATCGCCAACCCCGTCCTCATCGCGCCGGAAAACCGCGCCGCAAGGCGTAGAAAAACGCAGCGGCGGACCGTATCGAGCGGAATAATATGAATTCGGAATTCCGGTGAACAACTCGTAAATGGCTTGCATGATTCTTGGGACAAACTTGGGGGAGCGTTGGGAAAAATATGGGGCGGATATGGGAGAGCGGAAACTTTGATATAACTTTTAAGCAACTTCGGAGTAACCTATAGTTTCGTTAAACGTTTCCGCTGCCTTTTGTCAACGATTATCCGGTTTCTGCTGCCGATCGGCAGCGCCGGAAATGTTGCGTTTTCTATTCAAGTGTAACCCCGGAACGATTTGCCCGAATATGTTGACGTTCGGCGCTTTTCGCGCTATAATATAACTGTGAGATGTCAAGACGCATATGTCTCCTTTTGACCCGGGTGTCGCACCCGGCGAAAAAGACAGCGCCCTGCGGCATGGGCGCTGTTCCTTTCGGTTGATATCCGGATAAAATATCCGGATTGAGATAAACCTTTCTATAACCGGCTGATGTACGCCAGTGCATCAGTTTCCCCATGGCATGGCAAAAAAGCGGCGGTCCTTTGCGCAGGACTGCCGCTTTTTTGTTTTCGGCTAACCCGAAGTAAGTAGTATTGGGTCCGCACAGGCATTTCCGCGGGGTTGCGAAAATGGCGCCTCAAATATTCAACTGTTTCCTAAACGGAAATAGTTGCGGTCGCTGCATTTTTGCAGCGGCCTTTTTGGTTTTACGGTGAACGATTCGTTCACCGTTTATTTTTTTTTGCCTTTTCCGGGAATGGCCGGAAATAAATGCAGACTACTGCGAGCGGCTGCGCGTCAGTGCGAATCGGGGTATGTTATCATGACACTGGGAAAATATACGATTTTACGGATTATATACATGGCGGTGAATAAATGGGCGGGATTACAGTTGAGATTGCTCGGGAAAAGCTGAATACCTGGCTTGAGGCAGAGGAGGCGCTTGCCACCTCGCAGAGCTACACAATGGGGACTATGAGCCTAACCCGCGCCGATCTCAAGCAGGTCAGGGAGAACATAACCTACTGGAACGACATGGTGACGAAGCTTGAGCGAGCCGGAAAAGGGCGCAACCGCATTTATCGCGGCATTCCGATGGACTGACGGAGGTGAACGGCGGTGAACTTCATAGATAAGGCTATAGCCTTTGTAAATCCGCAGGCTGCGGTCAAGCGCGCCGCCGCGCGGAACGCGCTTTCGGTGCTGGATTCCGGATATGGTAACTATGGCGCTTCATTTACGCGCAATTCGCTGCGCGGGTGGAACTCATACGGCGGTTCGGCTGACGAGGATATCCACGAACACCTCGACACGCTCCGTCAGCGCAGCCGCGATCTTTATTCCGGCGTTCCGCTGGCTACAGCGGCGCTCAAGAAGATGCGCACCTCGGTGGTCGGTCAGGGATTAAAGCTGACATCGCAGGTGGATTTCAGATTTCTCAAGATGGACGAGGCTCAGGCGCGGGAGCTGGAAGCGCAGATAGAGCGGGAATTCAGGCTGTTCACAGATTCGCCGGACTGCGACGCCGAACGTATCGATAATTTCGAGGAGTTGCAGCAGCTTGCTTTCTTTAACTGGCTGATGAGCGGCGATGTGCTGGTGCTTATGCCGCTTAAAAAGCGCGCCGGGAATCCGTATGAGCTGACTATCAGGCTCATTGAGGCAGACCGGGTGTCTACGCCCACTGAGCTTTACGACCCGCTTATCGAATCTGGCGTTGAAAAGGACAAGTCCGGCGAAGTCATAGCCTACTGGGTGGCGAATAACCACCCGCTTGCCGTTGACAGCGTGCGGGAGGTCACCAAGTGGACCAGGGTAAAGGCTTATGGCGATAAGTCCGGACGCCGCAACGCACTGTTCATCTGTTCGCGCGAGCGTATAGGTCAGGTTCGCGGCGTGCCGTTCATCGCGCCGGTGATCGAGGCGCTGAAACAGCTCGGGCGGTACACGGACGCCGAACTTATGGCGGCGGTCATCTCAGGAATGTTCACGGTATTCATCGAAAAGGAAGGCGTTTCGGAGGATGTTCCGGTCGGGGAAATCGAACCTGTTGACGAGGGTGACCGCACCGGCGCAGGCGCTATCCGGCTCGGCAACGGCGCTATAGTCGATCTCCAGGACGGCGAAAAGGCGCACGACATAAATCCTGGACGTCCGAATGCGAACTTCGACGGGTTTGTCCGGGCGGTCAGCGCCCAGATCGGCGCGGCGCTTGAGATACCCTATGAGGTGCTGATGTCGATGTTCAATAGCAACTATTCCGCGTCACGCGCGGCGCTGCTGGAGTTCTGGAAAACGGTCAGAATGCACCGCAGCTGGCTTATCAACGATTTCTGTCAGCCGGTATTTGAGGAGTTCATGTGCGAGGCAGTGGCTAAGGGGCGTATAAAGGCGCCGGGGTTCTTTTCTGACCCGCTTATCCGCAAGGCTTACTGCTCCGCAAAATGGACTGGCCCTTCGCAGGGGCAGATAGACCCGCTCAAGGAGGTCAACGCGGCGGTCGTCCGCGTTCAGAACGGCTTCTCAACAAGGGACACCGAGGCGCTGGAACTGAACGGCTCCAGCTACTACGCAAATGTCGGTCAGCTCCGGACGGAGAACAAGCTTCTTAGCGATGCTGGCGGCGGGGAAAAGTCAACGGTGCATGTGAATACCACAGACGATGAGAACGCGGATAAAGGCGGTAACAGTGACGAGGAGAGGGACAATGGCTGAATATATCAATTCGCCGCGGGGCGTCACCACCGCCGACGGCGCGGATAAAAGATTCTGGAGTTTCCGGAACAGCACGGAAACAGGCGGCGACGCCGAACTTGTGTTATACGGCAGTATCAGTTCAACGAGCTGGTGGGACGACGAGATCACCCCGAAACAGTTCAGCGATGATCTGAAAGCGCTTGGCGATATCCAGGCGCTTACTGTTCGTATCAACTCCGGTGGCGGTGATGTTTTCGCGGCTTTCGCAATATATAACCGCCTGCTCGACCTGCGCAAGAAGGGCGTGAAGGTCAGCGCTGTGGTGGACGGCTGGGCTGCCTCCGCTGCAACGGTCATCTGCATGGGTGCGGAAAAGATATCCATACCTGCTGCGGCGATGTTCATGATCCACGACCCGGCGGTCGGCTCCTTTGGCTACTACAAGGCGGAGGAGCTTGAGAAGATGGCGGACGAGCTCAAGACCATCAAGTCGGCTATCGTGGCCGCTTACGCCGGAAAGACCGGTAAAAGCTCCGAGGATATTTCGGCGGCGATGGCGGCGGAAACATGGTTCGATGGTACTTCCGCAGTGGAAGCGGGGTACTGCGACGAGCTTTTTTCTGCGGCGGAAAGCACCGCCGTGGAGAACAGGGACGGACATTTCTTCGTTAACGCAGTTGAAATGCCTGGCATCCCGGAAAAGGTATTAGAGCGGTTTCCCGCTTTAAGCACAATAAATAACACGATCAATGGAGCGGCGGGAGCTGCACCGGCGAAAAAAACGACAACGGCAAAGGACACAACTGAACCAACGGAGGAACAGGGAATGGCAGATATCAAGGATATTGCAGGGCTTAAGGCTGCTTATCCCGATCTGTGTAAGCAGATCGAGAATGACGCGGCCAGGGCTGAAAGAGAGCGTATCAAGGCTATCGAGGACGCGACTGTAGACGGGTTCGAGGACGTCGCTGAAAAGGCGAAGTACACCGACATTATTACCGCGCCGGAAATGGCTATGCGCGTGCTGAACGGCATGAAGAAACAGGGTGCGGATTACCTCAGGAACAGAGAACAGGACGTGCAGGACAGCGGCGCGGGCGCTGTACAGCAGCAGGCTGCGGAAAGCCCTGTCGACGACGATGAAAAGAAGTTCAAGAGCATGCTGGACGATGTATTTGGCAAGGAGGCTAAGTGATGGGCAGCAGATACACTCCCGGCACCGATTCAACCGGTGCAATCAACTTTTATGCGGGCAGCGAGTTCCCGCACATCAAGGAAAAGGCGGAAGCCGAGGCGGCTGTAAGGAAGTACGAACCGGTAACTGTTGCGGACGGCAAGATAAGCCCTGTTGCGGCTTCTTCCGCTGACAGCGGCGTCACTTACACTACCGGGGTGACCGGGCTTTACGGAATTGCGCTTGAGGATATCGGCGCGAACGAGATGGGCGCGGTGCTTCTTACCGGCGAGGTGCTGGCGGACGCGCTTGTCGTCGCGGAAAACGTCGATGTGGCGGCGCTTGTCGTTCCGTTCAGAAATATCGGCATTTTCCTCAAGTAAGAGGAAAGGAGGACAAAAATGGATCTTTATACACCTACCAGGATCGAGGAGGTATTCAGGCGTTCCCCGCGTGTGACTACGTTCCTCAAGAGCACTTTTTTTAAGGGCAGCAAGACTTTCGTCACCAAGAGCGTTGACTTCGATATCGTCGAAGGCTCAAGAAGCGTCGCACCGTTCGTAAATCCCAAGGCCGGTGGCCAGGTGATCCCGAACAAGGGATATTCCACAAAGAGTTACACCGCGCCGCTTGTTTCGCCGGAAAAGGTGACTGAGGCGGAGGAGATGCTCAACCGTATCGCAGGCGAACAGATCACTTCCGGCATGACTCCGGCTGAAAGGGCAATGAGAAAGCTTTCTGAGGATCTCGTCGAGATGGACGAGATGATCACCCGCCGCGAGGAAGTAATGTGCGCAGAGGCACTGTTCACCGGCAAGATCACCGTAAAGGGCAAGGCTATTGACGATGAGATCGACTTCGGTTTTAATAACACCGAAACTCTTTCAAAGAAGTGGTCTGCTGCGGGCTCCGACCCTATAGCAGATCTCCAGAAGTGGAAGAGAGCGATCTCAAAGGATGGCTATGTCAATGCGAATATCTGCATCATGAGCGTGGACGCAGCGAATGCGTTCATCAACAATGCGAACGTGCAGAAGCTGCTTGATATCAGAAACTACGAGATCGCGACCATCAAGCCCCGTGAGCTTTCGAACGGCGTAAGCTTCATCGGCAATATCCCGATGATGGGTCTTTCCATTTACACTTACGATGAATGGTATCTGGATGACTGGACCGACCCTGACGCCCCTGTTACAAAACCTTATGTACCGGACGGCACTGTTGGCCTGTTCAGCACGGCGGCACGCTTCGATATGCTTTACGGCGCTATCACCAATTTCAACGGAAAGACACAGGCTCCTCAGACCCACACAGGTAAGAGATACTCTGAATCTTTCCTTTCGACCGATAACCGCGTGCGCACCGTGCGCATATCTTCCAGACCTCTTGCGGTTCCTCACAACCTCAAGAGCTGGTACATAGCCAAGGTACTGTGATGATGGATTTCCGGGAGGCTGTGGGAAAGGATATCCGGGAGGTTTTCCACAATCTCAGGGAGTTCGCGGAAACTCACAGGGTGACTTATAACGGCGTGGAATATGAAGTCCCCGCCGTTATCACAAAATATATCCCGGAGGAATATGAGATAACCGGAGGAACTATGGACGGTTCCAGACGATACGGCGACGGGATATACTCGCTGAAAAAGACGGTGTATATCCCGTATGAGGAACTGGGAGTGCTTCCGGAGGTCAGAAACCGGATATTTATCGACGATGATGAATACGACATTCTTTCCTCGGAGCTTATCCAGGGAAAAGAGATCGTGCTTTCACTTGAGAGGTTCGACGAGTAATGGAAGTAACTGCTGAACAGCTCCAGCGCGTTAACGAACAGCTGCGGGGATTGCCTGGGAACAAGGTGTACGCCGCACTTTCAAACGCTGCGAACCGTGCCATGATGAGTGCCCGTGGGGTCGCCTGGAAATCGGTGCACAGCATGTACACCGTGAACCGCACGGCTTTTTATCAGGATACCAGGATACATACATTCCGCGCGAACAGTCAGTCGCTTTCGGCGGCTGTGACGTTTGGCGGATATCTCATTCCGCTTATCAGCTTCAATGTCAAGGGATATCGCGCACATGAAAAGGGGCGCGTCCGGCGGCTCAAAGCGGAGGTGCTGACAGGAATCCCGAAAGACCTCAGGCACGCTTACATAACCGACCTCGGGAAATATGGCGTGAATGTGTTCGAGCGATATTCCACCGAACGCAACAGCTCACAGACCCTTTACGGCCCGTCGGCAGCACACATGGTGGAAAACGGCGAGGTCATCAAGGAAATGGATGAGGCGGCAAAGACGACTTTTGACAAACGCCTTGACCACGAAATTGACAGAATTCTCAGGGGGTACGGAGGAAAATGACGGCTACAGATCTTATGGTGGCACTGAAGGCGATCGTGGAGGAATGCACCAGGGATATCGTCCTTCCTTGCCGGCCTGAAAAACCAGGTGGAGAAACAACATATCGTGCGGCTAAGGTTTATCTCATGGATTTGCCGAAAAAGACGGACGATCTGAACCTTATCCCATACATCATTCTGCAGGTGCTGACCGGGCAGGACGAGCAGAAGCCCGGGGACGACCCGCATAGTCAGGTCGGCGTCCGCTTTGCGATAGGTGTATTCTGCGACGACATGGGCGAGGGGAAACTCAATGTTCTGAACATCATCGAGCGCATACGTCACAGGCTTTTGCGTCGGGAAATAATTGCCGGGCATTTCGTGCTCATGGATACGATAGACTGGGCAATCGACCCGCAAACCAACGGTCAGTACTTCTTTGGCGAAATACTGGCAAGTTTCGAATTACCACCGGTTCAGCCGGATTTCCCGGATTTTGAGAACATCGCGTACAAGAACACGAAATGGTTTGACAGAACGGAGGAACTTGAATGTCTAAGACCAGAAATTTCGGAGTGACCTCCGACATTGAACAGAAAGACGGCGTTTCCGTCGCGGCTGAAACCGCGGGGGTGGACGGCATGGCGGACACCGTGGGCGTTCCGGACAACCCGGACAACCCGGTTTGTCCGGAAAATCCGGGAGCGGCTGAAAAGGCTGAAACAGCTGAAACTGCCGTTCCCACGGTGCTGGTATACATCGGTCCGTCGGTTTTCCGCACCGAACTTATTTCCGGCCGCGCGTTTATCACGCACGGGAAAAAGCTTGATGAGATTATCCCGGACGAGCTGCACAAGTATCCGCTGGCGCGCATGATGTTCGTCACACCGGACGAGCTTTCAGCGGCGCGGGCAAGGATACATGACCCGGGCACTGCCCTGGGCAACGCTTACAAGACCCTTTCCGAAAATTAAGGAGGACAAGGACATATGGCATACTACCATGGCATTAAGACCAGCGAGCAGGCGACTGCGCTCGCGACCCCGGCGGAGGTTTCCGTCGGCATTACTTTCGCGGTCGGCACAGCGCCCGTATATCAGGGCGAGGGGGCTGTAAACAAGCTCGTTTTCGCCAACAACTATGCGGAGGCCGTGGCGGCGCTCGGCTACTCTGACAACTGGGAGGACTTCACGCTCTGCGAGGTCATGAAAACACATTTCGGACTTTATGGTGTATCGCCTGTAATATTCGTGAATGTCCTCGACCCCACCGAACACAAGGAATCTGTTGCGAGCGCCGAGGTAACTCTTGTAGATGGACGCGCGGAGCTTCCGGAAACGGCGATCAAGAGCACTGTAGTCGTCAAGGCTGCTTCTGCTGGCAATGCGCTTGTTGAGGGCACTGATTATTCGTGCTTCTACAACGACGGCAAGCTCATCGTTGAGGCGATAAAGGGCGGCGCGCTTTCCGGCTCGTCTGCCTATATCGCTTACGACAAGGTGAAGCCTTCCGACGTGGCTTCCGATGATGTTATCGGCGGCATCGACGTCAGCACCGGCGCTAAGAAAGGTCTGGAACTTGTGAACTCCGTATTCACAAAGTACGGCATTGTTCCGGAGTTCATCATTGCGCCCGGTTACTCCAGCGATAACGCTGTAGCAGCTGTCATGGCTGCAAAGGCTGACAGCATTTGCGGACTGTTCAAGGGGAAGGCAATAATCGACGCGGATTGCTCTACTGTGAAGAAGTATAGCGACGTTGCGGAATGGAAGTCCACGAAGAACATCAACAGCGTGAACGAGGTGCTCTGCTGGCCTATGGTGGCGCTTTCCGGAAAAAAGTATCATCTTTCCACTCATATCGCGGCGCTTGCTGCCAGCGTGGACAACGACAACGGCGGCATTCCGTCCGAATCTCCCTCAAACAAGACGCTGCAGGCTGACAGCACGGTGCTTTCAGACGGCACCGAAGTCCTGCTGGAGCTTGCAGACGCTAATGTGCTGAACAGCAAGGGCATAGTTACTGCGATGAATTTCGCGGGGCGCTTTGCACTGTGGGGCAATGAGACTGCATGCTATCCGAACAGCACCGATGTCAAGGACTATTTCCTGTGTATCAACCGCATGTTCGGCTATATTGCGCAGACCGTGACCCTGACATTCTGGAACAAGCTCGACAGCAAGATGACACGCCGCCTTATCGACTGCATAATCGACACGATGAACATCAGGCTGAACGGCTTAAAGACCGCTGAACATATCCTTGGTGGCCGTATCGAATTCAGCGAGGCTGAGAACCCGCTGACCGACCTTATGGCCGGAAAGATGAAGTTCCACATTTACGTTACGCCGCCTTCTCCTGCAAAGGAAATGGAATTCGTTCTGGAATACGACGCGGACTATGTTTCTGCGGCGCTTGGCGGTTAATGGAGGTACATGAATGGCACAGTTTTCAGAAATAAACATCGCGTTCCGCGTGTATGAAAACGCGGTGGACTACTACGGCATTGCTGACGTTGACCTGCCGGATATCACCCAGATCACCGAGGAGATGCAGGGCGCTGGCTTTGCGGGAAAATATGACGCGGTCATTATAGGTCACATTGAGGCTATGAAAGCGACCATCAATTTCCGCAATCCCACAAAGATCGCGTACAATCTGTTTACCCCGGTGGAACACCAGCTCGATCTCCGTGCGAACGTGCAGGAGCGCGACACTGTTTCCGGCGTAAGACAGGTGGCGGTAAAGCACATACTCAAGTGCACTCCTATCACGCTCAAGACCGGAAAGCTCGCGAACTTTTCGACCGGCGACACCAATGCGGAGTATGCGGTGCATTATTTTGCCACCTTCATCGACGGCAAAAAGACCCTTGAGGTCGATCCTGCCAACTACATATTCTTCGTAAACAGCGTGGACTACCTTGCGGAAATGCGCAAGAATCTGGGGCTCGCATAGTTCAGCGCCGGGAACGTCCGGCGTTGAACATCCGATTTTCCTTTTCGTCCCCGGAGTGGGGACGAAATCCCGGCTTACGCCGGGAATGGAAAATCTCGGGCGGTCGCTTATAACTTAGGCGGCTTTAAAAATCGGGTAATTTAACATCAGGAGGAATCACCATGAGCAACATAGAGCAGCAGTCAGATATGACAGAGGAGCAGGTGAGAGCGGAGGAATCCGCCCATGGCGCGGACGTATATGTCCACAAGTTCAGGAAGCCTTTCACCTGGGAGGGAAAAACCTATGAAGAACTTAAATTTGACTTTGGCGGGCTGACCGCCGCCGATATGGAAGATGTTGAGGACGAAATGGCCGCGGACAACCGCTATGCCATTATTCCGGAATACAGCACGGCTTATGTTATGCGCCTGGCTGCAAAGGCGGCTAAGGTACATATCAGCCTTTTGGAACATCTTCCGCTGTATGACGGGAACGTCATCAGGAGAAAAGCCCGCGCTTTTTTTATGAGCGGGGAATAAGCAATGACCCGGCGGGCTGGTGGCGGCGCGAAAGCATTTATCTTTCGCGATATACGAATACTCCTGCCGGATTTTTTTACAGCATGCCGCTTCGGCGGCTCGAAAAGTGGTTAAAGACTGTCCTTGATATAGCTAAGGAGGAAAAGAAGAAATGAGCAGCAGCACACGCCGTGAATACGAGATGTTCTTCAAAATCACCGGAGCTATGGGCGGTTCTTTTTCTGCCGCAATGCGGAATTCCTCCAGCGAGATGAAGGCGCTTCAGACTGCTACCAGCCGGCTGAACTCCCAAATGAGGGATATCAGCGGGTATCAGAAACAGCAGAAGGCTATCGAGCGGCAGAACGAGATCATTCGTAACAGCGAAACGCGTCTGGAGCGACTGAAAGCGCGGCAGCGGGAACTTGCCGACCAGATGGCGAATACGGCTAATCCCACGGAGCGGCTGCGAAACCAGATATCGCGTAACACTGAACAGATAAACCGCGCAGAGAATGCGCTTTCCGATCATAATCAGCGGCTTACAGAGATGCAGACGGCGCTTGAAGAGTCCCGACAGGCTTTGCAGGAAGCCGGGGTTGATACAGACAATCTTTCCGGTGATATGGAAAGGCTGCAGGGCCAGCTTGAAAGTATATCCAGGACGCGGAACTTCCTTTCGAACGTGTCGGAAGAGCTTGAAACTACCCGGGCTCAGTTTAAAAACGCCGCAAAGGAATTTGCGGAACTTGCCGGGGGAATTGGTGCCGGAATAGGCGCAGTTTACACCGGAACATCAAAGCCGGCGATGACCTATGAAAGCGCGTTTACTGGCGTCCGGAAGACTGTCGATGCGACGGAGGAACAGTTCGAGGCTATGCGGCAGGGCTTCTTAAGCATGTCGCAGAACGATGTTATTGCTTCTGCAAAAGAGATCGCAGCGGTGGGCGAGGCGGCAGGCCAGCTCGGTATTCAGACCGAACATATTCAGGACTTCTCAAAGGTCATGATCGACATGGGCGAATCGACGAACCTTTCCGCTGGTGACGCTGCATCGGATCTCGCAAAATTCGCAAATATCACGCAGATGGATCAGGGTAACTTCGACCGACTGGGGTCAACAGTCGTTGACCTGGGTAACAACTTCGCTACCACTGAAGCGGATATCGTCAGCATGGGTTTACGACTTGCTTCCACCGGTGAACTTACAGGTCTTTCGGAACCCCAGATAATGGCGGCAGCGACGGCGCTTTCATCGCTTGGTATCGAGGCGGAGGCCGGTGGTTCAGCGATGTCCAAAATACTTAAATCCTTACAGCTTGCGGTTGAAACCGGGGCTGGACTGGAAGATTTCGCGAGTGTTGCAAACCTTTCGCAGGACGCGTTCAAGGAGCTGTTCAAAAGCGACGCGCTTAAGGCACTCTCCGCTTTCACAAAGGGACTCAACGACACTGAACGCAACGGCAAGAGCGCTGTCGCTATTCTTAACGACATGGACATCAAAGAGGTCAGAATGTCCAACGCGGTGCTTTCGCTTGCCTCTTCTAACGATATCCTGACGGACGCTGCCGACCTCGCTACAAAGGCATGGGATGACAACACCGCGCTGGCGGAGGAAGCCGAAAAGAGATATGCGACCACCGAATCTCGCATCGACATGGCGAAAAATTCTATCGAGAATCTCGGAATAGTCATCGGCGATATGACCCTGCCGGCGATACGCGACTTGGCTGGGGATATCACCGAGGCGGCAAAGGCGGCGCAGAGATGGGTTTCTGAAAACCAGGACGGCATTAAGAGTGCCGCCGGGATCGCCGGAGAAGTCGCGAAATATGCGCTTATCCTCAAAGGTACGCAGGTAACGTATCTCGGGGTAAAGACCGGGGCGCTGGCAGCAGCTAAGGGCGGCGCAAAGGTAGTTGCGGCGATCCAGGCAGCGCAGGTCGCAGGCAAGGGTAAGGGACTTAAGACTTTCCTTTCAACCATGACCGGGCTTTCTGGCGCGGGGGCTGTTACTGCAGTCATAGGCGGTGTTGCAGCAGCTGTGGTAGCGCTTACAGCGGTATTTGCAATAAACATCAAGCAGTTCCAGCAGTATCGAAAGGAGATCACTGACGAGAAGCTGTTTGATAATGGTGGAAAGTCCCTTAAGAACTACACTGAATTGCTCAAAGAAAGCACTTCGGAGCACTATAAATACGCTCAGGAGGTCAACAGCGCTTCAGAGGAGCTTGACGGAATAGACTATGAACTGTCTAAAGCTACGGATTCACTGACGTTTTATAACCAGATACTCGACGAGAACGGAACGCTTACCGCCGATCAGGCTGACGCGATGTATGAACCGTTCAATGAATTCGCGGGAAAGCTTGAAGAGGATTTTCAAGCCCGCTATGACCTTGTTTTCGACGCTTTCAAAACGTCGGCGGTGGAGGCGGCTCAGCAGCTCGGAATAAGTATCGGCGAAATTGAAACAGTACTTGATGGTTTTAAAAACCGATTCACGACTTCTGCAAGCGATTCGCAAAAGACCATCACCGCGCTTCTTGACAAGCAGCGGAATGGTGAAGAGCTGACTGCGGAGGACTGGGATACATATCGCAAGGAAATACAATTCCAGACAGATATGGCGAATGCCGCGCCGGATAGTGCAAAGTCCGAATACGAGGCGATGAAGGAAGAGGTTTCTGACTGGGATTTTGGAACTGATCAGCAGAGCGGTATCGACAATCTGAACGAACTGTATCAGTATGCCAGTGACTATATTTCCGAGATGGACAAGGCGCAGACTAATCTCAATGCCGAATATGACGCACTGCGGGAACAGGCAAAAATAATGCATGACTCCGGAAAGAGCACCGATGAAGAATACAGCGCCGATGTAACGGCGCTGAACCAGGCGCAGCAGATAACATATGCGGCGTACAAGGAGCGGCGCGATAATTTTATTGATGAATTTAACACGACCTGGAGTACTTTTACCGATCAGATAGACAAGGAAGTCGTCAAGGGCATGGAAGAAGCGGGATTCAACTTCTTCGAAAGCTTCTGGAACAATTTCAAGGGAACCATGGCGACATACGGAGAGCAGTACGGCAACCTCTTCACTGGAAAAGGGACGACGTACAGCGATCAGCAGCTTATCAGCGGTTCGGTATCGTCAGCCAAGGCTGACGAATACAAGCTTGCGGCGTCCAAAAACACATACAGCGGACTTTATGACGCCGCCGGGCAGTATAGCCCGGGTGATTTCGGCGCCGGGGCGAAAGACCCTGGATACAGTTCTGATCTGGATTCGCTTAAAATATCAAAGATACCGGGGCACGCAAATGGTTCATCGTTCACGGAGGACGCTTTTATCGCGGGAGAGAATGGTCCGGAACTTATCGTCGGCGCGCCGGGACGGCGGGTATTCACAGCTGACGAAACATCGATGCTGCTTGGTGTGATGCCGCAGGCGCTTTCGCTCGCCGCTTATTCCCGCGCGCGGTCAATGCCTGTCAACATCACTGTCAACAGCTCGTTCAACGGCAGCAGTGCGGATTACTCCGCGTATAACGACGATCTTGCGGAAAAGATATACCGTATTTTCGCGGAAAAGGCTGACGATGAGCGGCGGAACGCGTATTATTGATCTTTTGGCGGCAAAATGGTCGGGTAATTACAATTGTCATTACTTTTCCCATATCCGGGCGAATGTCTGGATATGGGGCGATATCGGCGGGGCTTGTGCATGAACTGGTACCGCCGGAAATGCGCTTTAGCCGTGCGGAGTGGACGCCGTGCAGCTAAGGGTGCGGTGATCCTCCTGGCTGCGGTTCCCGGGTGTGCTCGGGGACTGCATGCGGGACGGTATATAAACACATAGTAAAAGATTTAAACTTGCTGTTTAAAAGGGGTGGTTCTGTGAGCAGCTACATCACTATCCAGGGAGATACATGGGATATCATCGCACTGAAAACAATGGGGTCGGACAAGCTCATGGGTCAGCTTATTGAGGCTAACATCGAATATGCGGATACCGTCGTTTTTGGAGCGGGGAAAAAGCTTGTTGTTCCCGACTACGTCGCGCCGGCTGACGAACAGCTACCTCCCTGGAAAAGAGGTCTGATATGAGCGCAGACTGGACGACCTCAATTAAGGAACGTGCGCGGCGGGTCTCCGTTGCTGTGAAAATAAACGGCGCGGATATCTCAGAGGACATGGGAAAATATCTGCTTTCGCTTTCCTATTCGGACGAGCAGGAGGGAAAGACGGACGACCTTTCCCTTACCATAGATGACCGGGAGGGCATATGGCTGCAAAGCTGGCTGAATTCTGCTGTTTCTACAAAGAGTTCCGGCAGCGGTTCGCGTTCCGGCGGTTCATCTTCTGAACTTTCGGTCGGTGATCCGGTCAAGGTGAAGAGCGGCGCCAAAGATTATAATGGCGGCGGGCTGCAGGCCTGGGTATATTCATATGACGGTTTTACCGTCCTGGAAATCGGCTCTATAAACCCCGACCGCATCGTCATCGGGATCAACGGAGTTATCACGGCGGCTGTTCATGCCGCAGACCTTGAAAAGAACGGATCAGGAAAGGCGGCCGGGGTAGGGAATACAACAGTCAGCTCTGCGAACGGGCTGCAGGGCGCGACGCTGGCGGTGTCAATAATCCAGAAAGACTGGGAGAGCGATGGGGAACGGCGCGTGCTTGACTGCGGGGAATTCACTATTGACACGATCAAAGCCTCCGGTCCGCCGACGAAAATAACCATCAAGGCGACGTCGCTGCCGGCAGGCTCCTCCGTCAGGGCGGTCAAGAAAAATAAAAGCTGGGAGAATATCCGGCTTTCTGCTATTGCGTCGCAAATCGCGGCGGCCGGAAATCTCAAAAGTTATTTTTCCGGGGACTATGACCCGATTTACAGCCGGAAAGAGCAGAGCGATGAAAGCGATATCTCTTTTCTTTCGCGGCTGTGTGTAAATGCGGGAATGTCGCTTAAAGTGACCGCCGGGGCGCTGGTGATATTCGACGAGGATGAATATGAAAAGAAGCCCGCGATACGGACTTTTTCGCCGAAAAAAGGAAATGTGCTTTCCTACAACTTTTCGGACGGCTCATCGGACAAGGCTTACAGCTCCTGTCATGTGAGCTGGACGGACACCAGCGGAAAGACGATAGAATATACTTACACGCCGCGAATCGACAACCCGGGTACCGGGGAAGTGCTTGAGATAAGCGAGCGTGTTGACAGCCGCGAGGAGGCTCGAAAGCTCGCTATGAAGCGGCTCAAGGCGAAGAACAAGGATCGTTTTTCAGCGTCGCTGAAAATCATCGGGGACGCGGGGCTTGCGGCGGGGGCTACAGTGAACGTCAGCGGCTGGGGCGCGTTCGATGGAAAGTACATGATAAAGACGGCAACACACTCCGCCGGCAGCGGCTACACTACGGAGCTTACGCTGCGGAAATGTCTGGGAGGTTATGATGGCTGATATCAGGGTCGGAAAGGTGTCCAGCGTGAACGTGTCGGCGCGGACGGCACGGGTAATATTCAGTGATCGTGGGGATATGGTTTCCGGGGAACTGGTGGTACTTCGGAATTCCCCGCTTATCACGGCTGATATTACCACTGGCAACAAGAAATGGTCAGTCACGGAAACATACGCGTCAGTGCCCCGGACGTTAGGGCGCGGGGAACACTATGACAATGCCGAGCCGGATAATATTTTGGGGACGCTGTCATCGGAAGGGCACAAGGCTGACATCAACGTTTACGGCTGGCTGCCTTATATCGGTCAGGTGGTCGTCTGCCTTATCCCGTCAAATGGCGAGGGCTGCGGGTACATAATCGGAGGCGTTTAAATGGCTATTGGAAGTCTGGGTGACGTCGTTTTTGAGGTCGGCGACGATAAGATACTTACTTTTTCCGGAATGTCCTATTCAGTGGGGGCGCGAACCACGGTGCACAACAGAATAAACGGGCGGCCGCTTGTTGAATATCAGGGGCCGGAGAACGAGGAAGTTTCTTTCACGATAAAGCTTTCGGCGTTTCTCGGGATAAATCCCCGGAAATCAATGTATAAGCTTAACAATATGTGCCGCAATGGCGTTCCGGTGCGGCTTGTCATTGGAAAAACACATTTCGGGAAAAACAAGTGGCTAATCACCAAGGTGTCAAATACGATCGAGCATATCAGCAACCGCGGACAGATGCTGAGTATAACCTCGAAAATCACGCTCAAGGAATACGCAAAAAGGTAGGAGGCAGCTTTGAAAACAATAATACGCGGGGACGACCCCGGAGCGCTTTCTGTAAAGCCGGAAAGCGTGGAAGAGGAGATAATTCAGAACGTGCGGGTGCTGCTTTTAACCGCGAAATACGACGTTCCGCTGGCGCGGGATATGGGACTTGATACAAACTATCTGCACAAGCCGCAGCCCGTTGCGGAAACGCTGCTGTATCAAGCTATTGCGGACGCGCTGGAGGAATATGAGTCAAGAGCGGAACTCGTTGACATCGTTTTTGAGGAAAGCGCTGAAAGTGGCGTTATTAGCCCGATAGTGGAGGTGGAGATAAATGAGTGATGAAAGAACTTTTCCGGATATCAGCTTTGTTGATCCTGACGCATCGGCTATCCTTTCGGAGATGATAACAGGGTATGAATCGGAGACCGGGCGGACGCTATATCCCGCGGATCCGGTGCGAATACTGCTGAACTACGTCGCGGCAGTGATATCGCAGGAACGTGCGAAGATCAATGATTCTGCTAAGATGAATATGCCCCGGTTCGCCCGGGGGGACTATCTCGATTCCCTTGCCGAAATATTCCGCGGGGTGGAGCGACTGGAGGCTGTTCCGGCGGAATGTATTTTGAAATTTACCATTTCAGCAGCGCAGGAGGTCGGGGTCATTATCCCGGCTGGAACCAGGGCGACTGCGGACGGCTCTATCACCTTTTCGACGGTTTCGGATATCGTTATTCCGGCCGGGGAAGTGAGCGGCACGGTAAAGGCTGTGTGCGACATTCCCGGTACCGTTGGGAATGGATATCTTGCAGGTCAGGTAAAAAACTGTGTGGATATTTTCCCATTTTTTTCAGCGGTCGAGAATCTCGATGCTACCGGCGGCGGGTCAGATCGCGAATCTGATTCCGGGCTTTATGAGCGCATGCGGGAAAGCGTGGAGGGTTATTCGACTGCCGGCCCGGCTGGAGCTTACATATATCACGCAAAATCAGCGAGCGCACTCATCGAAGACGTGACGGCGACGTCGCCGTCTGCTGGAAACGTGGATATCCGCGTGTTGCTCAAGAACGGAAAATTTCCGGACCAGGCTGTTCTTGATATCGTTTCGGCGGCATTGAACGATGAAAAGATACGTCCGCTGACTGATCATGTGACGGTTTACGCGCCGACTGAAAAGGCGTTTAACGTGGCTCTGACTTACTATGTTGAGAGCGGTGGAGAACTTAGTCTTTCGGATGCGGCGTCGGCTGTTGAAAGCGCGGTCGCAGACTATATCGAATGGCAGACAGCGAAGATCGGACGGGATATAGACCCGTCTAAGCTCATTCAGCTTGTGATGAACACGGGCGTAAAACGCGTAGTGGTGACATCGCCTGTGTATACTCCGGTCGGCGCGACAGAGGCGGCAAAGCTCGGAACAAAGACGGTCAGCGCGGGAGGCTATGAAGATGAATAAGGACGATATCCTGCGGATTCTGCCGTCTGTCCTGAAAAAGGACGAGGGGTTCGCGGCGCTTGGAAAAATCATTGCAGAACAGCTTGCGAAAAACCGGGAGCTTTCGGACAAGGCGCTTATTTATCCGGCAATAGACAAGCTGGACGAACCCGTTCTTGACGCGCTGGCTTACGACTTGAACGTACCCTGGTATGATTACGAAGGCGACCTTGAAAGCAAGCGGAACACTATCCGGGAATGCATTCAGGTGCACCGCTACAAGGGAACAAAGTACGCCGTTGAAACGGCTTTGCGGAGCGTTTATGAAGAAGTCAGGGTCGCCGAATGGTACGAATACGGCGGTGAACCTTATCACTTCAAGGTGATAATCTATGACTCTTCGAACGACCAGGAAAAGCGGGCTCGTGTGCTGGCAAAGGTTCAATACTACAAAAACCTGCGCAGCGTGCTTGAAGAAACGATATTCGAAGTCGGCATATCGTCTGATATATCGATAAAAACAGCTTTCAGGCCATGCGGAATTTACAAGAAAATTCGATGTGAGGTGAAGAACTATGGCTAAATGGCAGGACGCTGTCATTACAAATAAGGGCCTTGAATTACTTGGCAGCGTGATTACAGGAGGGACTTTGACAATTACAAGCGCATCGCTCGGAGGTGCCACGGTCGATACTGTTGCGCTGATTAACCAAACCGCCTTGAAAAATCCGATAACTGCTCCTGCGGCAATATCTCAGAAAGTCCTTGTCGCGGGCGAGGGCGTTGATATAAAAGTACAAATTCGGAATTCCGGCGTAACATCAACGCAGGTGATGAAGCAGGTCGGGCTTTTTGCAAAAGTCAGCAATGGCGCTGAAATACTTTTTGCAATAATGCAGGACACCACAGGTGAAGAAATTCCTTCGTCAACTGACTATCCCGACTTTATGCTTGAATTCACGTGTGCCGTCGCAATAAGTAACACGGGTAATGTAGAGGTTCAGGTGAGCGGCTCTGCAGTAATTACGCGCGCAGATCTTGTGGAAGAACTTAAAAAATACGCCAAAAAATCCGATATCCCGACCAAGCTTCCTGCGGACGGCGGCAACGCCGACACAGTAGACGGCAAGCACGCGACTGATTTTGCACAGAACATCTCGTCCTGGACAACAGGCACCGTAAAGACGCTGCTCCTGGCTGCGAAAAGCGGGTTTGTATTTATCCAGCCAAGCGTCACCGGAATGCCCGTTGATGGTAAGTACTGGTTTGGCATAATACATGGCACGGGCTCTCACAGGCAGTTGATCGCGACCAACATATCGACCAGCGAGATGTACACCATAGTGTATAACAGTGCGCTTGCGGAGGACAAGCGTTGGTCATCGTGGAAAAATGTTGCAGACGGCGGCGACGCGCTGTCTTTAAACGGCGTGGCTGCTTCCGAATATCTCCAGCGTATCAGGCATGGCGTGAACATCGGCACAAACCCAGCTACAGCAGATAACCGGGGTCTTTATTTCTTAGGCAAGGACGGCGCCGCTCTCACTACCGGCTCTATATCGAACGTGATTGCGACTAACGGTGACAGCGTGACAACCATTGACGCGCGGAACAACAAAGCTTCCGAGCAGGCGAGATACAGGCTTGACATAAGAAGCAATTCCGATGGAAGCGGCTATGTCGCCGTAACTGCCCCTTCATCTTCCGGCAGGTCGGCGCTCAGGAATATTTCAAGCGGTTCCCCCGCGGCAACTACGGCTATCTGCCCCGCTGGAGCGTGGTACGGGCAGTATGAATGAGGTGTGACGATGATATCAGTTAACGATAATGGCGTTCTGAAAGCGCTTGCAACTATCTCAGCGAATGTGAATGGAGTACTTAAAGAGCCGTTCATAATTCACGCGAACGACGCGGGGGTGCTGCGACCGATATTCGGCAAAAAGTGGGAACCGCCTGAAACTCTCACCTGGTCGCCCGCCGGAACGATAAGCAGTTATAACCCAAGCGAAAATGGATATAAATGCTCACTTATCACGCACGACCTTTCGGACGGAACGTATGCAATGTATGTCGAATTCACGCTGCCTGAAAAGTACAACACGCTTGTGACCATCACTCCGTCGAATTACACGGAGTGGCACAATCAGACATCAGCGTCAGATAAGACCACTGGACACGTGATAAGCAGTATTGAGGAAGCTGGGACTTCGCTGTACAGCGGTACGTCATTGCAGAACCCCGGGGTGGTTCTCGCAGGTGGAAAGCACAAGCTAAAAATCACCTGCTTTATAACCAAGAACCTCGGAACTTCTTCGATAGGGCAGACATTCACTATTTCGTTCACTAATCAGGGAAAAATGTAAAGGAGAACAGCATGATAACATTCAAGAACGGCAGCAGCTACGAAGAAATCGCGGTGTATGGAGCGAAAGAGACGTTCCAGGACGCGCAGCGCAACACCCTGGACATCATCATTTCAGCGGAAAATATCACCCTGGAACAGGCAAAAACACTCTGGCAGGACGAGGGCGCGACCTCTGAGATCACCATCGACTATAGCGAGACGATCGATGGCGAAAAGATCGAGAAAACCGGGGTGCATATCAATTACACGCTTCCGATGTCTCTCGCGCTCGACACGCTGAACGGTCAGCAGGTCGTGCATATCAAGCTCGCTCAGAAATCCGCGCTTGAACTCATGCAGGAAAAGCAGGCGCAGGACATGGACGACGTGAATGCGGCTCTCTGCGAGCTCGCAGAAATAATAGCTGGAGGTGAGAATAATGGCTAAAATCTACTATAAGCGCATAGTAGCTGGCGAAATGACCCTTGAAGATGTCCCGGAGCGCTGGAAGGCGCAGGTCAAGAAAATGCTGGAAAGTGAGGTATAAGTATGGACAAGCTTGAAAAAATCGGCTTCACAGCGCTGTTATCGGCGCTTTTCGCATGGCTGGGGATAGTAGCCGTCCCGTTCCTGCTGCTGGTGCTGCTGCAGCTTATAGACTACGGCACAGGTCTTGCAGCAGCTAAGTACCGCAGCGAAAAAATCAGCAGCTACAAGTCCTTTCGGGGAATAGTCAAGAAGATATGCATGTGGCTGCTGGTCGTAGTCGGAGGAGTGATGGACTGGCTCGTTACATATGCAGCGAACAACATCGGTATTCAGCTCGAAGTATCGTTCGTGTGCGCAATAATCGTGTGCGCATGGCTTATGATCAATGAAATAATCAGCGTTCTGGAAAATATGATAGACATCGGCGTGAAGCTTCCCCCATTCATGATGAAGTTTGCGAAGCGCATAAAAGGCGACATTGAGAAGAAAGCTGACGCCGAGAGTAAGGAGGATAGCGACGATGGCAGCGATAACATTTGAAGCATATGCCAGGAATAGCGGAGCGTTCAAAGCAGCGCTTCCCATGCCGCAGGGTAGTCCGGCAGGCATCATAATCCACTCAACCGGGGCGAATAACCCGAGCCTTAAGCGCTACGTCAACGCCCCGGAAATCTGCGGGGAAAATCCCTACAAGAATTATTTCGACCGCGCCGACAGCGATGTGTGCCCTCATGCGGTTATAGGCCTGGACAAGTCCGGGGGCGTACGCGCCGCTAAGCTGCTCCCCTGGAATATATGCTGCTGGGGCTGCGATTACGGGTCAAAAGGAAGCTACAACTATAATCCTGCGTACATACAGATAGAGATAGCAGAGGACGCGCTGAACGACCGTGCTTATTTCGATAAGGTTTTCGTGCTGGCGGCGCAGCTCTGCCAGCGGCTCATGAAGAACTACCCGAGCATAAAGTCGGAAAACATCATCAGCCACCATGAAGCGCACCTGCGCGGGTACGCTTCCAACCATGCCGACTGCGACCACTGGCTCAAGAGGTTCGGCAAAAATATGGACTGGTTCCGGGGACTTGTGTCCCCTGAAAAGCAGGTCAGGATCACCGCTGAGATCACAGTCGAGCAGAGCAAAGCGGAGCGGTATAGCCAGGCGCTCCAGGCGCTAGGCTGCACCGTAAAGATAGAATAATGTTTATCCCCGGGGCTTCGGCTCCGGGGATTTTTTGTTTATTGTGTACAAACAAGAGTAGAAGTTTTGTGCACATGTAACAAGGTTAATCCAAATGGATTATTTTTTGCAAAAAACGCTTGACTTTATCAGCCAGATGGATTATAATATAATCACAGAACGGGAAACCGGATAGAAAAATGGAGGATACGGAAATGAAAGAGATCATGACAAGAGCCTGGGAGATCTACAGAACGCTTGAAGGCGACCGCCTTGCAAAGCTTGCTATGGCACTCCGTCAGGCTTGGGCAGAAGCTAAAGACGATACTCTCGAAAGGGTAGAACAGGTATATTACAGATACACTTACGGTCAGGTTTCCAGATTTGAAGCAGGCGTGATTTACAAGGCTATGAAGCAGGGTGCAATCAAAATCAGCAAGAAGGCAGTCAACGCGCTCTACTCTCAGTGCGACAAGATGTATAGATTTGCGTCAGAAAGATATCATCAGAACCACAACTACTACGATGGTATTATAGCAGCAGTTAAGGCAATCCTCATCGGCGAATATGCATATGCTCAGAAGCAGATAAATAACTGGATTGATAGATGA